TACGGGTCCGATATCCGAAGATCACCCTTGGGGATCTCCCCCCAGGTCTGGAGAGTTGCGGTTTGGATCACCGATTTATGATCGTTGATCTTCCCGTGTTGATCTCTGCCCAAGATCCGTAAGCTCGGTCGATCACTGTTCGATCAACTCGAATCGATCTTCATCATCGATCTTCGATCTTCCTTCACGATCACGAACGTTGATCACCTAACGCAGATGACCATCGACGACCATGACCATGCACCTGACCCACTACCCTACCCGGCCGCCACGCCCTGCCCCTCGGGGGTGAGGGGCGGCACGCCTAGCCTGTCGACCTCAAGTTACTTGCTCAGCGCTTTGGCTTGAAGATCAAGAATCAGTTCGCTCAACAGTCTGTTGCCTTTGCTGCTGTTGCACCCAAGATGGGCGCTCTGCACGTTGCCCATCGCGTGTGCGCCACCTCGCGACAAGGGGATGACATGGTCAACGCTCGGACTCATCGGGTCAGGCCAGGCGACTGCAGGATCAATGGGCAGCGAGCACAGCCTGCAGGTCCAGTCGTCCCTCGTATGCACGTCGATAGGGGCGAACGTCTCCGTGGTGCGAGCCTGCTCCACGAGCGCACGTCGGCGCGCATCGTAGGCTGCGGCGCGCTCCGGATACAGGCTCCGCCAGTGCCCCTTCTCCTGGCGCCGGCGCTTCTCGTAGGCGCGCTGTCCCTCGGGGTAGTTGCGACCCGCGTACCAGGCGCCGTGTTCGTGGCGGTAGGCCCGGTTCCATTCGCGCATGCGGTCGGCATTGAACTGCCGTTTACAGCACGGCGCACCGCACTGCTTCGCGCGGGGAGACAGCATCGGCGCTGAGCAGTACGGACAGGGGCGAGCATTGGCCGCCTGTCGTGCGCGCGTCGCTTCTCGCCTGTCGCGGAGTGCTTGGTCATACCTGCCGTCCGCGCGTGCCCGCTCGTGGGTGCTGGCGTTCCTGCACCGCGGCGAGCAGTATGACGTCCCAGGTCTCGCGCTCACGGCGCTGCCACAGTGGGCGCACTGGATCTCAAGGCGGGCGTCGTGGGTGCTGGCTGCTCGGCAAGCGCCCGAGCAGTAGGTCGGGACGGGACCGCGCTGTCCAACCTGCTTGTCGGTGCCGCAGCGGGCGCAGGTGATGAAGTCTGGGCGTGTAGCTTGGGCCATGTCGGTCCTGTTCGCTCAGGCTGGCCATGGCTCCGGGGGTGTTGAAGCATCCGCCGGAGTCCTTTCGTTCATTGTCCCATCTGCCGCTGACAGTCGCGGGGTTCAGCGCTTGCGGGTTCGGCTGCGGTTGGCTTTACTGCCTGGCCATACGCCAGTCGATTCCTTGAACCTGAGCGCGCAGTAGCCTTTCGCCCGCGGCCCCATGAAGCGCTGCACGCGGGATACGCAGCGTGTGAACGATCCGGTCCGGAGCCCGTACCCGATGCCGGCCGCCTTGCCCCTGGACGTGGGCTGGTCGCTCCAATACCGCCTGCCTTCGCGGACGATGCGCCGGCTGCTCTTGGCTCGGTTGGCCATGGCGGTCACTCCTTCTGCGGCGCGGGCTCCTGGTCTTCGGGTTCTGTCGGTTCGTCTACCCGCATGACGCTGCGGATCTGCTCACGCGGTACGGCGAAGCAGGCACCGGCTTCATCTCGGAAGATGGCCCAGTCGGGGGTGAACTCGACGGTGAGGGCGTCGTCTTCGAGGAGGACGTCGGCGCCGCGCCGCTCGTTGTGGACGATCAGGTAGCGGGGCATGGTCACCGCCTTACAGGAGTCCGGGGTGCCGCTCACCTGGGCGGGCTCGCGTCGGCCAGCCTTTCGCTTTGGCTGCGGCTGCACCTTCGCGTGCAGATTTCTGATCATGACAGGGACCGCAAAGTCCCTGAAGACCTTCAGGTCGGTGATCATCGGCCATGGCCACGATGTGATCGCAGAACCCCGACGGCCTCACGTGGCAGACCATGCAGATCGGGTCGCGTTCCAAGATCTTCGCGCGGATCTTTGGCCAGCCCGGGGGTAGTCGCTTCACTCGGTCCGAACCGGCCCACCTGCCGCTCATCCGTCCTCCTCGTCGCGACTGTTGACGTATCCACCGTTCTCGATTTCCAGGATGGCGGTGAGCATGCCGAGGGCGGTGACCCAGTCGAGGGCTTCGGATGTGGCTTTGATGAGCGTGACCCCGCCGTCGGCCTTGATGACTTTCAGGGTGACGTGGGCGTCGGTGACCATGTCGCCGTCGTCGAGGTCTGCTGTGACGCCGAGCGTGTCGAGGAGCTGCCCGATCTGCTGGTCGGCCACGGCTACTCCTCGGGGCTGTGTTCGGAGTCGCTGTTGAGCGCCCGCATCGTGCCGCACTGGTCGTGGGCGACGGGCGTGTTGTCGGTGGTGAGGCGTGCGAAGTCGTAGGCCGAGCATTCCCAGCAGATGACCTGGTCTCGGTGCTCGACTGGTCGATGCAGGTTGCGGACGCGGTCCGTTGCTGCGGTTTGCGCGTCACGTTCCTGACGGAGCTGTTCCCGGGCGGCTTCGGACTTCTCCAGTTCGCGGCAGGCGGTGAGGAGCCACCCTGCGACGTCGGGTGCGCATGCGCTGGTGTCGATGCCGAGGGCGCGTTCCACGGTCGCGGTGAAGGCGGTGTAGTCGCCACCCGGGATGCCGCTATAACCGGTGAGGTCGTTGGCGGGGATGTCGATGGTGTCTTCGAAGACGAGGACGGCGCGGGCGCCGACCCGTTCGGCAAGGTCTCCGTCGGCGAGCAAGTCGCGGCGGATTGCGTCGAACGCTGCCTCGTCGCTGGGCACCTGGTCGACGACGAGCACGAACGGCGGCCGTTCGTCGTTGCTGCCTTCGGGGAGTTCGAGGATCTGCAGGCGGGCCATCAGCCGGTCACCGCCTCGAAGATGGCGGCGAAGACGTCAGGTTTCAGGGGGTAGTGCTCGCCCTGGGCGGTTGTGATGACCCAGTCGTTTGGGCACACGGTGCGGCCGTCGTCGCCCGAGTCGATCCAGCCGTGTTCGTGGACGGTCTTCTGGCATCCGGGGCACACGGCCGTGCCGGGCACGTAGGGGTGTCGGTAGTAGCGAACGACGCTGCCTTCTCGATCGGCGGGGCCGTCCTCAGGGTGGTCGCCGTTCTGGTGCCACTGGTGGGCATCGATATCGATCGGCTTCTTGCGGTACTGAGCCATGGGCGCGGGCTCCTGATAGTCGGGTTACGGCTTCCAGCGGTGCCCGCGTAGCGCTTCGGGCACATCGCTGGTGGTGATCGGGCGGGTGAGGAAGCCGCCGTTGGCGTACCGGGAGGCGATCGGCTTCGGCTCGGGCCGTGGCGGCATCTCTGGCATGTCGAGCCCGGCGCGGATCTCGTCGGTGATCCCGTGGGCGTGGGCGAGGTCCCAGAGTTCCGGGCATTGGTTGAGGTTGTCGGTGACGGGGTCGTCGCAGTCGCCTTGGGTACCGCAGCCGTGGCAGGCGGGATCGCGTTGCCAAGTCCACTCGGTGGCGAGGTGGTGGCGTTCGAGGATGCGGCGGTCTGCCTCGCAGCGGCGGAGGGCGGCGGCCGGGTCGTGTAGGGCGACATGGCCGGCGAGACCGGGCTTCAGCGGGTCGGGGCCGTGCCGGTAGAACAGCACGTGCCCGTTGACGGTGCGCACCGCGCTGTTGCCGTCCGCCATCCACTGGCCATCCCATGGGGCGCTGTGGTCTTCGACTGCATGGGCGGTCTCTTCAACGCGGTCGACTTGCTGGGTGATCCAGCCGTGGAGATCCGTCACGGCGTCTCCTTTACGCTGGCCCCGTCCGGGCTCTGGGGCAGGGAGAAGGCGTCTGCCAGCGCGCTCCACGTCGACTCGATGTGGTCTTTCGTCGTGCTCTGCGCGGCGGCTTGGACGTAGGCGCGGATGGCTTCGGCCTGGTCGCGGACGTCGACGGGGATGGCGCTGACGACTGCGTTGAGGCAGGTCTTGTCGGCGCCGTGTTCGTCTTCGTGGTTGAGCATGGCGATGGTGAGGTCCCACGCCCAGAGGGGCAGGTCGGGCACGGGGGATTCAGCCATGGCGCGGGCCTTCCGATTAGGGCAGTTCCATGAGGTGCCAGACGGGTTGGCCGCCTGGCGGGATGGTGGTGCCGACATGGGTGACGTCGCCTGGGATGGGCTGGCCTGTGCCGTAGACGCGGAAGCCGCGCCGGGTGGGTGGCCGGTCTCCGTGGATGGCCCACAGTTCGACGGTGTGCACGCTGCGGGAGTCGACGTGGACGATGTCGCCGGTGAGGTCGAGGGCGTGCCACTGGTCGTCGACGGGGATCTCGTAGCGGTAGATCGAGCGCGTCACGTCGGCTCCCCGATCACCCTGTGAGTGCCCGCCGGATGCCCTCTTCCAAGGTCACCTGCGGGTTGTAGAACGCGAGCATTTGCTTGGGGTCGCACACCCGGTGGTGGACGCCCTGTGGCGCCGACGCCCGGTGCTTGATGACCGGGCTGTACCCGGCGGCCTGGGTGACGTACTGGGCAAGCTCATCGAAGCTCGTGGCTCTGCCCCACCCGAGGTTGACCGGTCCGTGCACGTCCTGGTCGACGGCGGCGAGGGTCGCGCCGACGAGGTCGCTGATGTGGATCCAATCCCGCGTTGAGCCGCCGTCGCCCCACACCTCGAACGGATCCTGCCGCTCGCGCGCGCGCCGGATGAACGCGGGGAACGGGTACGCCTCGTCCTGGTCCTCTCCAAACCCGGAGAACGGGCGCAGGACCGTCATGCGGGTGCCCTCAGCTTCGGCGTACTGGCAGAGCTGTTCACCGGCCAGCTTGGCGAGCCCGTAGGTCGAGTCAGGCCGTCCCGGCCGCTCGTAGTCGATGTCGTCCTCGACGAGCCGGTGGATCTCGCCCGGCTGCTGCAGGTCGACCGGGTACGCGGCGCTGCTGCTGAAGTACACGGCGCGGGGAATCTTGTTGCGGACCAGCCACCGGAAGTACCAGCTGTCGAGCGCCAGGTTCGTTGCGACTCCGAGCGGGGAGCCGTCGATGCTGGCCCGCCCGCCGACGATTGCCGCCGCGTGGATGGCGAGGTCCCAGGAGCGGTCGTCGGTACGGAAGAAGTCGAGGGCGTCACCGCTGCGGGCCAGCAGGGTGGCGTTGAGATCGATCCCGAGGACCAAATCGCCCCGGTCCAGGAGCGCGCGGTGCAGGTGACGGCCTACGAATCCGGAGGCACCGGTTAGAAGGACGCGCACTGGCTAGTCCAGGTCGCCGTAGGTGGACGGATCCTCGGCGCGTGCAAGCCGACGAAACGCTTCGCGTGCGTCGGCCAGCGAGGACCAGGTTCCGGCGAGCTTGACGTAGTCCTCGGAGGTCGTGGTCGTCTCCTCGGCGAGGAGCGCGTAAAGGCGGAACGTACCGGCGCCTTCATCGTTCGCGGTGACCTTGAAGAAGTGGTCGAGGTTGAGGTAGTTACCAGCCTGGTCTTCAGCCCACAGCGCCATGACGGCGACTCCTTGCGACGATGATTTGCGACCAGTCCAGGCCGATATGAGTGGTGATCTCGAAATGCGGCTCGATCAGCGCTTGGTAGCCGGCTTCGTCCCACGCCCATGCGTGGCAGTCGCCGTGAAAGTCGGCGGTCTCGTGTCGGGGCGATGAGGCGACGATCCAGGACGCGTTGCGGGCGACCCATTCGACGGTGTCGTGAGGGTCGGCGACGTGTTCGAGGACTTCGGTGAGGACTGCGAGTTGGCCCCAGCGTGGTACGTCGCGGGTGTTGAAGACGTCGCGGCGCTCGGCGCTGACGCCTCGCTCGGCCCAGGCTGGTTCGTTGCTGGGTTGGAAGTCGTAGCCCCAGGACGGGACGTCCTTGATGAGGCTGAGGAGGCCGCCGTCACCGCATCCGAGGTCGACAACGCTGGCGGGCCCGACCTTCCGGATCAGTCCAGCGCAGCGTTTCAAGCGGGCTCGGTGGTCGGCCTGTTCGAGGTGGGGTGCGCGTTCACGGTCGTGGTGAAAATCGAGGGTGGCGACGTGAGGATCTCTGCCTGCGAACAGCTTCCATTCGGCCATGCGTGTCGTCAGCCCGCCTTCACGGCCCGGTAGACGCCCCACGGCAGGCCGTTGTCGATGGGCTCCAGCCCGATCCGCGCGCAGGCGTCGGCCTGCTGCTGCGCCGACCAGGTGGTGACGTCCAACCAGACAGTTCCCTCCTCGGGCCGGTCGGAGACGGGCCAGTCGAGGACGAGGATCCCGCCGAGCTTCGTCGCCGCCCGCAGCCGGCCGATGACGTCGAGGCAGTCCGCGTAGCTGTGGTGGATGAGGACGGCCAGGCAGTACACGGCGTCCATCTTCCGGCGGCCGAGGTGTCCGGCGAGCCCGTCTGCTGCGGCGTGCACGGTGGTGACGTCGGGTGCGCGTTCGGTGAGCCGGTCGAGCATGCGCTGCGACGAATCGGCGGCGGTGACCTCGTAGCCGAGGGCGGCCATGGGGATGGCGACCCGGCCGTCACCACAACCGAAGTCGAGGACCTTCGCCCCGTCGGGGATGACGGTGGCGAGCATGCTGGCCTGGGCTTCACCGGACTGCCAGTAGGCGTCCTCGGATATCCGGCGTGTCGGGTGGATCGCGTCCGGGGCTGCCTGATCCCAGGCGGTGATGATGTCAGCGGCGGTCACGACGCCTCCTGCCTGCTCGCGAGCCAGCGCCGGACGACTTGGTTGTGACGGGCGTCAGCGAGAGCGTTGTGCTCACCGGACTCCTGCTTCGGCAGCTCATCCCAGCCGACACGGAGACGGCGAGCTTCCTGCTGAATGTCGTTGGTGAACATCGGCACACCCTTGGGGAGCCTGATCATCGGGCCCCACAGTTGGGCGAGCGCGACGTGGTCGTAGGCGCCGTAGTTCGCCCAGAGCTCCACAGTCGATTGATCCACGTCCTCCTGGGCGGCCTGGATGAAGTCGCGGACCTCGTTGGCGATTACCCAGTGCGGTTTGACCCGTGAGTCGCTGGTGTCGACAACGCCGGGCTCAAGGAGTTTCGTGACGATTCCGTCGCCCACGGTGGCGAGGCCGCTCTTGTGGCCCCGGAGGGGAAGGTGCGGCCAGACGTTGTCCATCAGCCATTGGTGGCCCTTGATGCGATCCCACGGGGCGTCGGAGTTGACGGCGTAGTACTCGCGGCCGTCATCGGCGACCATGCCGATCGAGATCACCTCGATGGTCCGGCCGTTCTCCAGGAACTCGAAGTCGTAGTCGATGGCGGTCACGAGACTCCCTCGACGACCGCCTCGGGGGTGCCGGTGTTGTTGGTCGCGAGCGTCGCGCCGGGGGCCGGTACGTCGCCCTGGTCGTAAGCGACGAGGCTCCGCAGCTTGACGAGGTCGGCTTCCAACCCGCCGTTGTCGCGGTAGTCGTAGTAAGCGGCCGAATCGGTCGCGACCTGCTCGGAGCTGTTGCACTCCTCGTAGGTCTGGTCGAGCTCCGACTTGGACGCCGCGGGGTGCAGGTGCTCGATCACCATGTCGCCGAGGTAGGTGATCCGCCCCATGCCGCGGCCCCAATCGACCCAAACAAGATCCATACAGAGATGAACCAGGCAGGGCGGGCTGAAATACCCGAGCGTGTCGACGATGTCGGAGGTCATCGCGACAGCGGTGGCCATCTTCTCGCCCTGCAGCAGGTCGTTGCCGTAGACGACGCCGGGGCCACCGGACAGGCACTCGCGGATCCGGGCGTCCCACGGCATGGCGGCCGGTCGCGGCCGGTGGTCGTCACCCATGAACGCCAGATAGCGGTACTTCTTCGCAGCCTTGACCGCCTGGGCGTTCAGGGTGCCGCACAGGCGGAGCCGCTTGCCGTAGGTGAACCGGATCCGGCTGTCGCCCTTGAGTTCGGTCGCCTGCTTCTTGTATCCGGCGAGTTCGGGGTCGTCGGTGTCGACGGCGAACAGCAGGTCTGCGGTTGCCCCGGTGTCGTTCCAGGCCTGCACGATCGCGGTCACGCTGTCGGGTCGGCCTCGGGTGGGGATGATGACGAGCAGGTCGTCGGGCATGGCGCGGGCTCCTGGTGGTGGTTGGTCAGAAAACGCGGAGCCGTCCGGCTCGCTCCACGGGTTGTTCGGCTCCGGCGGCGAAGGTGATCCACACCCAGTAGTTGCCGACGCCGAGCCCGGCGTCGTCGGGGCCGAGCATCAGCCGGGCGTATCCGTCGTCCCATGTTGCGTCATGCCAATCGGCGTCGTCCGGGTTGTCGCTGCCGATCAGGAAGGCGAGCTTCGGCGCCTCGGTCAGGTCGATCGGTGCACCGTCGATCGTGGCCTTGGCGGACGCTGCAACCCGGATGAACTCCCGGGAGGTCTCGGCTATCTCGATGGCTCGCCCACCTCCCACCGTTTCGGTCCGATGCCCGCGCTGTACCGGGGTTGGCCGATGGATGCGGTCCAGCGTCCGACGGGCGGTCCGATGGTGATGTCGGCGTTGTCGCGGGCGGAGGTCGTCGTGACGGCTGCCGTGAGCGTCGCCGTGACGGCGAGGCCCACGGAGACGGTCCTGGCGGCGCTGGCAGCCGCGGTGAGGCCCGCGGTGACAGCGCACACGGTGGTGGCGTTGGCGCCGAGGGCTGCGGCAGCGGTCAGTTGCGCGATCCCGGCCACGGCCGTCTGGCCGGTGATGTCGGTATGGGCGACTGCGGTGAGGGTCGCTGTGGCATCGAGGGTGGCGGTGGCGCCGCTCGCCGAGGACACGGTGCCGGCGGCCGTCAGGGCTGCGCTGATGGTGACTGCGGCGCTGCTCTGGGTGCCGACGGTGGCCGCTGCGGTGAGCTCGGCGGCGACGGTCGCTGCGGCGGTGGCGGAGGTGCTGCGAACGGCGTCACCGGTGAGGGTGGCGATGGCGGTCAGGGCTGCCGTACCGGTGTGGTCGACCTGCCCCGTCGCGGCCAGGGTGGCGATGGAGGTGAGGCTCGCCCCGGCGGCCGCTTCGCGTTGCCCGCTCGCCGTGAGAGTCGCGGCGCCCGCGAGTGCGGCGTCGCCGGAGACTCCGGTCAGGGCGGATGCGGTCAGGGCGGCCGCGGCGCTGAGGCCTGCGTCGGCCTGCGTGCCGCGTACTCCGCTGGCGGTGAAGGCGGCTGCCGCAGCGAGGTCTGCACTGCCGGTGGTGTCGCGCTGCCCGGTGGCTGCCAGGGTGGCGGTGGCCCCGAGCTGGGCGTTGCCGACGGCTGTTCTCTGTCCGTCAGCGGTCAGGGCTGCGGTCGCGGTGAGCCCGGCGGCCCCGGTGGTGGCGATCCGCCCGGCGGCCGTCAGGGACGCCGACGCGGTGAGACCTGCCGCCCCGACTGTGCCCCGGGTGCCCGTGGCGGTGAGGCCGACCGTAACGGTCGCACTGGCGTCGCCTGTTGTGGCGCGCACGCCGGTTGCTGCGAGTCCGGCTGTCGCGGTCGCTGCCGCGCTGCCTGTGGTGGCTCGCACGCCTGCTGCGGACAGGGTCGCGGTGGCGGCGAGAGCCGAGGCTCCCGAGGTGCTGCGAAGGCCTGTGGCTGTCGATGTGGCGGTGACGGCGAGTGCCGCATCGCCTGTTGTGCCGGAGGTGACGTCCGTGGCAGTGAAGTCGTCGAAGCGTAGGGCTGCGACGGATTCGGCTCGGAGGCCGACGCTGGTTCCGGTGGTGACAGCGGTGTTGGTGACGGAGACGCGTTGGACGCCGCCGACGAAAGCTTTGATCGTCGAACCGACCGCCTGGACCTTGGCGACGTCGCCGCTGACGGCTGCTCCGGCGAAGGTCCCGATGCTGACGAAACTGCCGCCGACGACGCTGAACAAGGTCCACGATGATCCGTCGTTGCGCCACAGGTAGCCGGAGGTGATGTTCGTGTTGCCGCGACACCACACCCCGTGGCTGACGGCTGCGGTGGTGGAGATCGTCACCTGCGCCGAGTTGTCGTTGGTGGCCATCGTCCCGGCGGCCCGCAGGATGATCGTCCCGCCTGCGGATCCTGAGCTGAGCTGGTTGGAGATGATCGACCAGTCGCCGGACACCTCAACCCAGTTGGCGCCCAGGCTGGTGGAGTCGGCGCGGTTGAAGTCGTCGGTGAAGGTCGTCACGGCGACGCCTCCGATCAGCCACTACACCGCCCAGGGGGTCAAGATGCCTGAGCACCGAGGCTGACACCAAGCGAATTCAGCGTGATCACGTCCGCACTCGCCCACGCCTTAGACGCGGTCAGCGCGACGGAGAAAAGGAACGTTCCGCCGGTGATCGCCGTCCACACGGAGACGTCGGTGACCGTCTCCGACGTGCCGCCGTTCGTCCACGCAGGGTTCGTGCCGGTGAGCGCCAGCGCCGAGCCAGCAGCGGATGCGGCGTGCGTGCAGATGACGCGGGTCGCGGAACCCGCACTGACCGCGGTGGTGCCCGCGGCGCCCGGGTTGGCGGTATGGAGTTGCACGTACTCGGCCGCCACCGGACCGAAGGCCGCACCCGCAGCCCGCAGCGTGTTGAGCAGGTTGGAGACCAGCGTCGTTGACAGGCCCTCAGCCATCGGTCAGCTCCTCATCCTCGCGAGGCTCGGCCTCAGTGGTTTCTGTCTTTGGTGCGGGCGTCACTTCGGCGGACGCCTCGATGGTCAGCACGATCACGTGGTCGGCCACAGGGGCGCCTCCATCACGTAGGGGTCCCGCCGCGCCGGAGGGGACGGCGGGACATCGGGGCGCACACCTGGGGGGTGAAGGTCGCCCCGAGTTTGGGGGTCAGGCGGCGTGAGCGTGGGGGCCGCGACTGTTGGCGGCGGGATCGGCGGGCTTGTGCTTGGCGCCGCCTGCTGCTGCCTGCCGGATGGTGGGGAGGTGAAAGTACTGGCCCGCTTCACCGTCGAGGATGGGCTCGATCTTCCCTCGGGTCATCCAGACCTTGATGGTGCCGGGTTTGACTCCGGCGTGGCGTGCCGCTTCCCAGAGGTCGCCGATGCTGTCGTCGCCTGCCAGTTGAGCGAAATGGATGTCGAGCCCGTCGGGGTTCGAGTAGGCGACCACAACACCTCCCACGGGTACGCAAAAGACCCCCGCGGATATGCTCCCGGCGGGGGCCTCAGTGGCTGTTGTGACGGATCTTCCAGCGTCGAATACGGACGATACAGTTCGCGACAGGCGCTTGACAAGCAGATCACGCAGGTCAGCCGGTGAGGCCGAGCCGCTTCTTCAAGTTGTCGATGGAACGCCGCCCTGTTCTCCAGACGATGTAGGCGCCGATCAGTCCGGCGGTCCCGCCGACCAGTCCGCACACGCCGAAGGCAATCCGCACGGTGTCGCTCACGGCGCCCACTCCTCCCCTTTGTCGTCCGGATGCCCGGCGAACGGCTGGGCGAGCAGACAGAGGGCTCGTTCGGCCATATCCAGCGCACCGTAGTGGTCGACTTCCGAGTCTCCTTCGGCGTACCGAAGCGTCTCGTCTGCCAGATTGATGATCGCCAGCTTGGCGTCGCAGTCGGCGAGGACGTCCGCCGGGTCGTTGGTTTCAACGAATGCCACGGTGGCGCGGAGCTGACGGCCGCTGAGCGCGAACACTTCGGCGACGAGGACGCCGTCAGCGGCAAGGACTTGGTCGGGGTCGTCGGGGTTCAGCTTCCAGGGCCAGGGCGGTGCCGCTTCGGCCAGGGCGCGGCGTTCGGCGTACCGGGCACGGAGGAAGTCCGCGAGGTCCGTCACGGCGACTCGTCAAGTTCCAGGGTGGCCTTGAATCGGTGTCCGCATGGGGTCAGGTCGATCAGAACCACCTGCTCGTACACGCCGAAGCTCGGTAGCTCCATCATCGACTCCACCCGTTCCGCCACGGCCCCGCACTCGGGGCAGGGCGGCAGGGGCGGGTAGTCCGGGCGCTGAGGTGCCCCCGCAAGGATCGTCCGTTCACGATCACGAATGGCTTCCCCCATGTCGTTGAGCTGCGACGGACTGAGGCTGATACGGCTCATGCCGCTACCCCAACATCGTCCGGAAGCGCGTCGGCTCGCAGTACGGCTTCCTGCGCGGCCCTCAGTGCCCGCCACTCTTCGTCACCCTCCCAGCGGGTACGGCAGGCGCCGCAGGCGGTCTTGTAGCTGCGCGCGCTGGCGTACAGCTGCTCGGCGCAACGCTGCTCTTCGGTGAGGACCGGACACAGGCCGATCTTCACATCTCCGTGCCGCTGCTTACCCTGGACGATGGCTTGCATTTCGCCGTGCATTCGCCTCAGGTCGACGATGTCCTGCCCGACGGACTCGTATGACGAGCAAGCCCACAGCAGGTTGTTGGCCAAGAACGTGACACGTTTCGGGACGGCAACGGCGGGGCGCTGTGTGCGCCAGTGGGGGTAGACCCGGTCACCGTGCCCCGGCCGGCCGACGAGCACGGTGCCGTCGTCGTCCCGGCGCACCGGGAATGTGGTGCAGTGCTCGACGGTCAACGGGGTGGCCCAGTCGAGGGCCTGCCGCCACGCGTCCTCAATGGCCTGGAGCCGGGCCGCGACCCCGCCCGGCCCGGTCAGTGCGAGGACTTCCATGCGGGGCGGGATCGGCGGGACCCTGCTCCCGGACGTGGCGCCCCCACCGGTGCGGGAGCCGCGCATGAGGGCCGCGGTGGTGTCGAGGCGGGCGAACAGGCCCGAGAGTTCGGCCAGATGACCGGCCGCCTGGGTCTCACACGGCCGGCACGCTTGCCGCCCGGTTTCGGTGACCCACATCCGGCGCTTGCACCGGGGGGTCACGCATATCGGCCACTCGTAGATGTCGTCGTCGGCGCGGTCGTGCACGGCAGGCTCCTCGGCAGCAGTACGGGAGGCGATGCTGAGCCAATTGTGCACCAGAGGGTTGACACGGTGGGCCATTGGCACAGTGAAGGCCCGCCTCGTCGGGGGACGCGAGGCGGGCCAGTCCGGTCAGTGTGGCATCGGGGGTCAGGTGTCGGCGCCGATCGCGCGGATACATCCTCGGCATTCGGTGACGTTCCCGCCCGGGTACCCGCGGGCCTGGTACCCCGACTTCCCGCAGGCCGCTTCGAGGAGGTCATGCCAGGCCTCGGGGGTCTTGACCCGGTGCCAGGTGCGGCCGTTGACGAACCGGGCCTGACGGATCGGGTACACCTCGGCGGGCGACGGGGCGGGGGCGGTCACGGCTTCTCCGGGTACGCAGGCTCGAAGTGCTCCCAGCGCCCGTAGTCGACGTTCCACTTCTCGACTCGGATGCGGGTAACGCGGCTGGCCCCGTTGGCGATCCGTTCCTTCTCGGCAGCAACGGCCCGGTAGGTGGCGGGCTCGGAGCGGTACTTGCTCTCCAGGATGCTGCCTGCCGTGATCATCTTCACGCGCCAGGGCTGCGACGGCTTCTTCGGGGCGGTCATCCCTCGGGGTCCTCTCCGGAGCCGTCACAGTTCTGGCAGTCCCCGGTCTGGTCGCAGCCGTCGCAGCCGTCACCGTCACATGCAGGGTCGGGGCCGGTTCCGTCGCACTCGGGGCAGTCGTCCATGGTCAGTCCTCGTCTCGGTCGTCGTCATCGTCGTCGCGGTCGAAGTGGGCGCGGTCGGCGCGAATCACCTCACGCAGGGACTCCTCGAAGGGGCGGGGAGCAGGCGGCGGCTCGTCGCCGACGGTTACATCTGAGGGGGTGGCGGTCACGCACGAACCCGACCGGAAACGCTGGAGGCCTGCGGGTTGAGGTGAGCGGCTCCGCGCAGTCGGACATCCCCGGAGATGGAAGAGGCGGAGAGGGCCCCCCTGGCCTCACGGGTAGCCGACAGCGCGATGTCGCCCGACGCGGAGGACAGAACAGCGCTCTCGCCGCTGTAGGAGCCGACTTCGATGTCGCCGGAGACGCTGGTCGCGACGATCTGGTGCGTGACGACGTCGATGTCGACATCCCCGGACGTGGTCTTGGCTGATGCGGTACCGACGACGCCTGCTTCGATGTCGCCCGAGATGCTGGTTGCATCCAGCGACGGGAGCGGTCCGCTGGCGTGCAGGTTGGCGGACTCGGATCGGAACCTCAGAGCCGTACCGGGGGGCATGGTCACCTCGGCGGTGATGCCGTTGGAGATGCCGCTTCCACTGATGACCTGCCCGTTGACGATAACGGTGCCGCCCCCGGAGGAGACGACGCTGCTGTAGCTGCCGCCTCGACCGCCGTTGATGATGGTCACGCCGCCGCCACTGCCCGGAATCTTGGAGACGGTGACGCTGAGGCCTTCGACAGTGCCAGCGGCGGCGCGGTTGATCGCGTCGACGGACGGACCCTCACTGTCGACGGTGTGGAGACGGATGGTCGCGGTCTTGACGGTCTGGTCGACCTTCACTCGGGCGGTTCCGATCGGCAGGACCAGTACGACCGGGCCGCTCGTGCGGGTGTTGAAAATGCGTTCCATGGTGACGATTTCTCCTATCGGTGGCGTTCTGGCAGGCCGCCTCAGCCGAGGTCGGCGACGAGGACAGTGGCGTTGTCGGCGTGCCCGCCGGCGAAAGCGATAGCGGACTCGGTGAAGTCGGCAGCCGCTTCGGCAGGTGTGCCGATGAGGTAGTCAGGGAGACGGCACCCGTTGTCCTCGAGCGGTTCGTAAGCCCCGTCCGAAGCGAGGATCAGCCGCTCCCGCACCGGGTGCCGGGTGGCGGTTTCGATCGCCGGATGCCCCACCTGGTCGAGGACCTGCTCCTCGGTGAGTTCGGAGCCGAGCCACGACGTGACCCGGTTCCGGGACCCACCGATGACGCGCCGCATGTTGTGGTCGTTGGTGAGCCGGTGCAGGGTCCCGCCGGCGAGTACGTAAGCCCGGACGTCACCACACCAGGCGACGGTCAGTAGGCCGGGGGTGTGGACTGCGACGACCGCGCACGCGTCCGGCAGGTCCGCCCACACGTCGTGGCGTTCCGGGTCGGCCGCGTACCGGTTGTACACGGCCCGCAGCCCGGCTTCGGCGTCGCCGCGGCGGGCCGCAGCACGGGCGACCTGTCGGGCGGCGGTACGCGTCCAGTCGCGGATCTCGTCGGAGCTGCCGATGCCGTCGAGGAGGGTGTAGGCGCGGGCACCGTTGTGGGTGTAGGTGGCGGTGACGTCGCACTGGTGGGAACGGCCGCCGATCAGCTGGGCAGTCGCATGGATCCTCGGCGGCTGGCGGCGGATGCGGTTCGAGACGATCATCAGGTTCCCCCCTGAGTGCGGTGGATCGGCGGGCCCGGCCGGCGGACCGGGCCCTGGGTGCGTCAGGCGAAGACGGCGATGGTGTTCAGGAACTCGGGGTCGGCCATGCGGACGATGCGCATCGGCCGGCCGTCGCGATCGGTGACGTTCCACTCGTCGACGACGGTGCCGGCGGCGCGCTCGTTGGCGATGCCGATCTCGGCCTGCTCAACCGCCTCGTAGCCCCAAAGGGACCCGTAGTTGTCGAAGTTGGCGACGGTTCCGGCGATCCAGTTGATGCGGGCCCTGGTCTTCATGGCGTCTCCTCGGTCGGTCTTCCGTGGCGATTCACTTAATCACCATCACCACCGACTAGCGATCATCGGTTGCGCTGGCGATGACTCCGACAGTACGCCTGAGGCATGGGCACCACAACCCACTTGCGCTAGATTGATGCCATGAACCCGACCCCGCCCGTCGAGCCGCCTTCACTGGAGGACATCGCCGCAGCTGGCACCCGCCGCCAGCGCGACGCCGACCGCCTCAAGAAGTCCAGCGACGACCTGAAAGACCTTGTCCTCGCCGCGCTACGCGAGGGCCACTTGAAGCCGACCGAAGTCGCGAAGGCGTCTGGCTGGACCGGCGCCCACGTCCGGAAGCTGGCACGCGCAGCAGACATCGAACCTGACGAGCGATACCGGGACCGAGCCGACCGAATGAAGAAGACGCCGGTCACGGATGCGCAGTCGTGACCGAAGGCCAGATGGGATCGCAGCCGCTGAACGGCAACGACGCTCGCGCGCTGCTCGGCATCGTCTGGAAGTGGATCGAGGACGCCAACGACGGGCTCGGCTCGGACGTCGGGGACCTCATGTACGAACTCCAACAGGCAGGCTACGGGCCGCTACCCGACCGCGGGGAGTCCGAATGATCGACACAATGAAGCTCGAAGTTGTGGCCCGCGAGGAACTGGCCTGCCTGTGGGGCGATCTGGAGATCGCCAGGCGGTCCGCCATCAACGGTACCTGGTCCGTCAGCTGCGACGACATCACCCAGCGGATCAAGGACCTGACCGCGGCGGTCGGCCCGACGCCCTGGGACGAGATCCAGATCCCGCTCCTCGAACTCGGCATCTATCAGCGCATCCACGCTGAGCTCGACATCGACGCTCCGGAAGTACAGCCAGACATGGACAGGGTCGCCAAGGTGCGGGCGCGCCTGGACGCCCAGTCCTCCGAGATCCGGGGCTGAATCCACGTTCCGCCCCGCCGCATCACCCGCCCCGGGCACACTCCCCGTATGGCGTTGCGTTTCACGGTGCAGGGTGACGACGAACACGAATGCGCCGAAGGGCTGCGGGCGTTGGTCGCGTTGGGGCTGGAGCCGGCCATGGACCCGCGGATGGTGACGGCCGGCCGGTGGATCGCCCGCGCCGTACCCGCACCCACAACGAAGGCCCCGACCGAGCGAGACGGCCGGGGCCCTTCCGCTTCTGGGTGATCAGACGGCGCGGATGGTTGCCCAGGTGACGGCGATGGCGCCCGGGGTGGTGGCGTCTGCCTTATGCGGGTGCCGGTACTCGACCCCGTCGTGGTCCATGGCGGGGCCGGACTCGCAGGTGCAGAGCATGCAGTCGGTGTCGGTGAACGGGGTGTCCGAGTTGTTCTCGCCGACGAGGTAGCAGTCGTCCCCGTGGGCGGTGAACACCTGCCAGACCTGCTCAACGCTGTCGGCGTCAAGCACATCTGGGAAGCGCTGCTCCGGGTACGCCTCGAAGTAGACCTTGTCGACCTGTCCGGCGGTGAGGTGCCCGCGGAAGAACCAGCGTCCTTCATCGAGGCCTCCGTCGCTGCGGAAGGCACCGCCTTCGAATACTTCATCGGCAGTCAGCGGGGTCAGGGTGATCGTCGTGGTCTCGGCAGGCATGCAGGTCACTCCCAGGTCCATTGCTGGTTGCGGTTGGCGGCCCGGTGGGCGGCCTTGGCGATCTTGCGGGCGAGGTCGGCCCAGTTGCCGGGCATCAAGCGGTGGCCGGCGGCGGACTCGAGGTAGTCGCCGATGCGGGCGGCGTCGCGGGGCGACACGGAGACGGGGCCGCGGAGACTCCCGTCGAAGAGCGGCTTGAGGTGCCGCCACTGACCGGACGTGGTGACGTGCTCGAGCTGTACGCCGAGGTTCTCGATGGTGTGCCAGGAGGGTGCCCCGTCGTAGTGGCTGATCCTCGCGCCCATCAGGCCACCCCCGCCTTCCGGGCCTTGCGGGTGACGTCGTCGATGGATGCCTGCCTGGTGGTGTGGGGTTCGGACTGCAGGCTGAACCACGGGTCGTTCTCGTCGTGGATCGCGGACACCCACTGCACGTTGCTCTTGCCGGGGCGGACCGTTTCGAACGTGTCGATCTTCAGGTCGCGTTTCTTCGTCATCGTCGGATCTCCTGTGCGCTGGTGGCGGCCATGCGGATGAGTTGGAGGACTTCCTGCTGGGTGCGGCCGGGGTGGTCGTTCCAGGCGGTGAGGGATCCGGCGCCGACGTTGGCGAGGAGCTGGTGGAGGTGGAGGGTGGCGGCGTGGAGGGTGTCGCCGTTGCCGTAGCCGAGGCGCAGGAGCACGAACTGGGCGCCCTCGATGCAGATGCACCCGCTCTTGCGGAGGGTGCCCTGGGCCCATCCCCAGCGCTCGATGACCATGGCGGTCAACTGGAGGTGCTGGGCAACAGTGACGTCCTGCCCGCCGCCACCGAACCGGTTGCGGATCATGGGCAGGGTGAGTGCCCAGTCCGGAAGGCGCCGCAGGAAGGCGGGCGGCGGCTGGAGTACGGGCGCCGCGGGCACGGCCGCCGCCACAGGGGCGCCCAACGCTTCGGCGACCAACTCCGCGGTGGTCTTGGTGACGAGCTGGTGTGCGGTCGCCGGGCGCGGCTGCGGGGGCGCGGCCTGCGGGGCGTGGTCGGCGAGGTACTGCTCAATCTCGACGATCAGCGTGCTGGTGGCGTCGGGCGGTGCGTGCGGGGTTGCCGCCGTGGTGACGGGCGTGGTCATGTCGTAGTGCTCCTCACGGTCGTTGGGCTGTGCTGGGGTGGTGGGGGCGTCCCGTTGCTGTCCAGGCGGAGGGGACGCCCCCGGTCATCAGTCGTGCAGGTCGCGGGGGTCGCGGTAGCGGTCGGGCAGGTGCGGGTTGTCCTCTGCCTCGGCGACCGCACGGTTGAGTCGAAGGAATTCCGGGGTTTCGTAGTCGATCCCGGCTGCTTGGTCGCGCTGCCCTTTCTCCTCAAGCGCCTTGTCAGCGGCCTTGTACGCCTTAATGGCGGCGCGGCGTTCGCGGATGCCCATCGGTCTCCCCTTCGGGTTGTGTACGGATTCAGAAACTGTTGACGTCGAAGTTCGTGGGGCAGTTCACGCACCGGTAATAGCCGTCTCCGGCGTGCCCCATCGACTCCCCGCAGTGCATGGGGACGTCGCCGCTCGCCTCGCGGCGTGCATGCTTCGTGTCTTCCTGGCGCGACGCCCTCAGTGCCCGGTGCTGAGCGTCGGTGAGGCCGTCGGCGTACTTCTGCGGTTCGTTGCTCATATCTGGCTCCTTGGGTGTGTGTTGGCGACGGTCGTACTGGTCGTCATACGGATCTAGCGGCGGTACCAGGAGGCGTTGCTCGCGGCCTCGGTGGCGATCGCGTTCAGGCGGAGGAACTCCGGTGTCACCTCGGTGACACCGGCAGCCTTCTCCTTGCGCTGGTTCTCATGCAGGGCGGCGTCCGCCTCACGGCTCGCCCGGTTGACGGCCTTACGGTCGGCCCGCGGTTGCTTCGGCATCACGTGCTCCTTCTCGGGGGTTGGTGGTTGTTCCGGTGCGGTCAGACGCGCCAGCCGCCGAGGCGGCGGCGCTTACGGGGGTCACTGCCGTTGCGGACCCGCTTCTCCAGGCCCTTGAGTTCGGCCTCGTCGAGGACACCCTCATAGCCGTCGGGCAGCGGGCCGGAGACCTGCCGTCCGGGCTTGGCGAGGTTCCGCAGACCCTTGGGCTTCTCCGTGTAGACGGGGCCTTCGCGGAGGGCCAGGCCGATCACCGACATGCTGCCGCTGATCATCAGGTTGCCGGTGACGCGGCTCCTGAAGGTCACGACGCAGCGGCTGTACAGCTGCGCGTCCTCCCACGGGGCGTAGTTCTGGGCGACGTCCACGACGGTGTAGAGGACGGTGCCGATCCGAACATCACGTTCGAGCTGCTTGGCGCCGCGCTTCGAACGCTCGTAAATCTCTTTCATGTCGATCTCCTTCGAGTAGTGATCCCTGCTGGACAGTTAGAGCTGATGTCGGGCGATCTGCGCACTAAACAGGGTGGTTATGGGATCATTCGCCCCGCCTTGGGGGGTGGATAGTCGATCTTCGAGGGTGGATAGCAGCCGGATGGAATCCACCCAGCGGCCACCCGACAAGACGGGGCAAAACGACCGATCGCCACCCGACAAGACGGGGCAAACGAGGCACTCAGGAGCCGAGCAGCAAGTCCAGCGCGTCCTTGACGTCGGCCCGCTGGTAGCCGCGAACCTGCCCCTCCCGGCCGGGAACCGTGATCTTCACGGTTCCGCCGGCGCCTGCGGAACGAAGCGCCCTCCCAAGCTCGTCGCTCTGGATCGCACCGATGATCTGAGCCATCTCGTCGAGCTGCGCCACATCACGACCCAGCTGATCCATGGCCTCAAGTGCCTGACGGCAGCAGCCGATCTGGAACTTCTGGTCCGGCGTGTGATTCAGAACGTTCCGTCCCGGGATGCCGTCGCGCTTCGGTCCGCCGGCCGCCGAGGACAGTCCGGTTGCGTTGAGGAGGTGTCGCTCGATCGGGTCGTCCCACTGCCCGGCGAGACGCCCCGCAGCTTCACGGATCTTCGCGGCCTTCTCCTGCAGCATGCTGATTTCGCCGCGCTCATCCTCGTCAATGTCGAAGCTGCGAGCCCGGTCGGTGACCCCGACGAAGGGGTTGACGAGCCAGCCCAAGCCCGGCCGGGGAGGGTCGAACTTGGATGCATCGCGGCCCATGCCGGACGAACCGGCGCCGAGGATCGCGTTGGACTGCGTCGCCGTGTCGACGCGCATCGCCCACTTCGTGGTGAAGTTCACGGCCAGCTCGGTCGGAAAGATGTCGACGCCCGGGTACTGGGTGAGGACGACCAGGAGGATCCCGGCGGCCGGTGCTACGGACGCGAGGAGTACGAGGCGTTCCAGGATCTCGTCCCGGAGCGGTTTTCCGGGGCGTGTGTATGTGGCGAGCTCGTCGATGATGATGAGCTCGATGCCTCCGAGTTGCTCGATCGCGGGGCCGACCAGCTTGCTCTTGCCGAGCCTGCCCAGCGCCGCCTCGCGCCGGTCCTTGTCCGCGATCTCGGCATCGAGAAGTGCCAGAAGCCGGGCCGGGTCCGGCTTGAAGTACGTGCAGGCGATTCCGGCACGGGCGTAGGCGTCCCATTCGGCGTTCTGCTTGCCCGCGACGATCCGGGGGTTGATGCGCGGGTCGAAGGTGGCGCCGACGGCGAGGTTCGAGGCGCCGACGCCCTTGCCGGAGCGGGCACCGCCGCCGATCACGATGTTCGAGCTGCTGATGGGGAGCTTGATGGTGTTCCCGCGCTTCCCCCACCCGACCGGGATGCCGTCTCTGAACGCGTCGATCTGCGTCGGGTGCGTGATCAGCGGTGAGGGGCGGGTGTTCGCGAACGGGTCCTCGTCGGTGATCCACAGGCTGGTGCGGACCGCACTGCCCGCCTTCTCGATGTCGACCATGGTGGAGTCGCGGCCGAGCGCCCCGGCGAACTCCTCGATCTTCAGCTGGAGGTTGGCGACTTTCTGGCCTGCGGGCAGATCGAAAACGACGGTAGTGTTGCCGTCCTTCTCTCGCTGCGGCACGGCCAGGATCTGGATCTTCTCGCCTGGTCGCACCATGCCGACACTGCGGAGGGCTTCGTCCAACTGGCTAACTGTGAGCGCGGGCGGCGGTGGGGCGTTGAACTCCCTCACCCCGGGCGCCGGTTCGGGCTTGGTCAGGTTGATCGAAGGTGCCGGACTCTGCGGGGTGGCCAGTCCCTGCGGGGTGCTCGGTGCAGGTGCAGGGGTCTGGCCGTCGGTGAAAGGGCGCGACACCAGGTACCAGCCGTAGCCGCCCGCGACGCCCAGGAAGCCGAGTAGCGTCGGGTCGGTGGCCGCACCTTTCAGGGCCAGGAGCCCGCCGCCGACCAGGTAGCCGGCCCGGGTGGCGCGCTTCTTCAGCCGGGCCGAGTTGAGCTGACGCTGGGTGGGGGGCGGGTCCGGCTCGCTGGCGACCGCGTCCAGGGCGTCCTCGGCAACAACGAGTTGCATCTTGAGCTGCGAGACCATGTCCTTGCCGCGTTTCCCCATGGACCGGGCCATGTCGAGACGGTTCTCCAGGATGGCGACCTGCTGCTCGGCTTCCGCCACCCGCTGAGCGCGGTGTTCCCGGGCCTTCTCTGTCACCATCTGCTGAAGGTCCTCGTCGGTGAGGTCGGCGCCCTTCAGCCAGTCCCCGGTGCGGGCTTTGGCGTGGTCGCGCTGTACGGCGAGGGCGGCGCGCGCTTTCGCTGCCTGGTCGGCGCCGCGGCCGCGCAGCTTGTCCCGCCAGGTGGTTTCCTGCTTGGTCGGCTCGGGGGTGGGCTTCTGGTCGGTGGCCACTGGCCAAGTCCTTTCAGAGTGGTTGGGGGTGGTGGGGGTTAGCCGAGGCCGCCGAGGATGCCGCCGAGGGAGCCGACTCCCTGCTCCGACATCGTCTTCGCCATGACTCCGAAGACCGTTCCCGACATGGCAACACCCAGGAAGGCGAAGAGGACTGCGTCGCCGACCTTGGCGCTGCCCTTGACCCGGAAGAAGGCAATGGTGCCGAGAACGATGATCACGACGATGCCGATGGCGATGGTGCCGCCGCCCGCCTGGGTCTGCACCTGCGCGGGGGTGTAACTGACCCCGTTCCCCACCGTCGGGTTCTGCTGGCCGGTGCCGGTCCCGGTCTGGTCGTTGTACGTACCGCCGGTGGTGCCGGGGTTGGTGTCGGCGGCGAGTCGCACGACTGCGGTGTGGTGGGCGGCGTCGGCCTGGTAGCCGGCCGTGTCGAGGCCGCGGATGTGCATGACCCGCCCGTCGGGGAGGTTGACGGGGGCGCCGGTGGCCTGGTCGATGGCGGTGCTGATTTCGGTGGCGGACGCGTCGGGCGCGGCGCTCATGTTGATCGCGGCGGCGCCTCCTAGGAGGGCGACGGCCGCACTGCCCGAGACGGCGATCCGGCGGATGGTGGTGTTCATGAGGGGTCTCCTGGTTGAGGGTTGTGGATCAGTCGTCTGTTCCGGGCTTGGCTTGCCCCTGTCGCGCTTCCGCCTGCACGGTCTTGCGGAGCCGAGCGAGGTACTCGTTGCGGCCCCCGCCGACCGCTTTCTTCACGGCGCTATGGGAGAGATGTGCTGCCGACCCGAGGGCGGCGGCGAGCTTCCGGACCTTCTCCAAGTCCGCGTCATCAAGGGGCTTCAGGGCGGCGCCGTTTGTCGAGCCGCGAGGTGCCTGCTTCCTTTTCCCCACAAGGCCTTCGGTGCCCTCGGGGTGCCTCTCACTGCGGGCCCGTGACCCTCCCCCCGTGGGCTCGATGGGCGCACCCTCTGCGGGCGCTCCTGCGGGTCCGTCGTCGCCGCGGTCGGGTGGGAAAATCTCAGCGAGCCAGAGGTCGACGGCGAGGCTTTCGCGGGTGGACCCGTGGTCCGCCATGACCTCTTCGATGGCCTCCCTGGCGACCTCCCGTGAGGCGAGGCTCTCCACCGTCACGGACAGCGGGAGGAGGTGCATGGTGTCCCACGCCTGCTCCCACGCCGACTCGCGGCTGATGCCTCCGGTGGGGTGCGCGGCGATGATCCGCCGGAACTCGTCGAACTCGTCCTTGAAGAGTTCCTTGCGTCGGCCGTCTTCGTCCTTCTCGATGCGCTCCTGCGCACGCCGCTGCTTCGACTCTTCACGGGCGGTACGACGGTCTCGGGCCCGCTGCTGTAGGGTCCGCCCGTCTTCGGCGGCCTTGGTCTCCAGGAACTGGCGGACCTCCGCGAGCAGCGGACCGATGATCGACGTCGCGGCCAGGGCGATCCCGGCGACGATCCCGTACTCGGTGCTGCCGTGCGCCAGGTTGATGTAGCCGGCGACCGAGGCGAGCGCTGCGGTCATCAGCCAGAACGGCCAGCGGGGCAGACCTTTGCGGTGCGCCCACCGGGTGCCCATGACGCCGACCCAGGCGAGGAGTTCGAGGAAGAACGGGACGGGGGTGAGCGTCCAGGCGTAGCCGGGGTGCTGGTCGTCCTTGCGGTGCAGGGTGAGGAAGTACGACATCTGGGCGGGCAGCGCGGCGAGCAGGCCCAGCGTCATGACGATGTTGACGAGGACCTTGAACGTGGTGCCGTCGTCGGCCCGCTGCTCGCGACGCCTGGCCTGGCGCCGGTCCTTGTCATCATCGGCGCGGCCTTTGACATCGGCGAGCTGGTTGCGGAGCTTCGTCTGCTTGATCTGCTCGGCGAGCTGATCGGTGACAACCTTCGCAGCCCCGACGGTGGCGTTCTGCTCGGCGGTCTTGGCTTCGGCGGTGAGCTTCGCGGCTTCGGCACGGGTCCTCGCCGTGTCCGCGTTGCGCTCCTCCCAGGAGCGGAATCCGCTGCTCATCGGTGATCCCTTCGGTGTGGTGACGGGCTGGGTGGTCAGGCGATCTTGCGGACGTCGATGTGCAGGTCACGCGGGTCGTACTTCGCGGCGTCGAGGTGCTGCTCGAGGACGTCCCGGTCGTAGACGGCGAAGCTGTGCGACGGAGCACCGGTGAGCGGTTCGACCTTGGCGCCGGTGCGGGAGGTCACGGTGAGGATCCAGGTCGGCATCAGCGCACCGCCTTCGCGAGCTGCCGGAGCAGGTCCTCGGCCCGCTCCGCTTCCAGCTCGTCGGCGTCCATCCGCCGCGTTCCGGCCCTGCATTCGGTGGCCGACAGTTCGCGGAGGCCGAGGCCATACTCGATGGCGCGCAGGTTCTGCTTGCGGGCACCGGGCCGGTTGAACTGCGCGGCATGCGCCAGCTCATGGAGGAGAGTCCTGTCGACCTCCTCGAGGTGTCGCAGGTGCGCATCAGCGTTGACGATCACCAGGGTTCCGGTGCGGGTCAACGTCGTCGTCCCGGCCGAGTTGTCCCAGTCGTCCGGATCACTCACGCCGAACAGACCCTCATGCGCCCTGCACGCCAGATCGGTCACGCCGCGCCTCGTCGTGACCGCGACCTCGGTCCGGCCGACGCCGCATCCGCTGTGGCGCTTCACGACCCGCGCCGCCTCATCGAGGATCAACGTCACGCGGTCCACGACGGGCTGGTGCTTCCGGCTGAGACGGTGGGTGGTCAGCTTCATGCCGATCACTCCCCCCGCCGGCGACGGCTGCGGGTGCTGGTCGAGCGGTATCCGAACGGGCCGGGAAGATTCATCGACGTGGTGTGGCGCCCGGTGCTGCTGCGGGTGTGGTGCGGGCCGCCCTTGAGCCCGAACGTCCGGGAGATCGACTTCGCGTTGATGTTGAGGCGGATGCCGGGGAAGACCTGGAAGGACTTACGGAACGTGATCGGCATGGGTCAGCCCTCCAGGGCGTTGTAGGCGTCACTGCCCTGCCGGGCTGCGGCGACGTCGCGGGGGTCGCGCCACCGGTCAGGGAGGTTCGGGTCGCGATCGGCCCACCCCACGGCCCGGTTGAGCCGCAAGAACATCGGGGTCTCGTCGTGCGCACCGCGCAGTCGGCACCACCAGGTGTGTGCGCCGAGCGCAGCGTCCGCGACGAGCAGCGTGCAGATCGCGGCCAGGACCGCGGCGTACCGGTAGACGGTGTCCATGGCAGTCACGCAGCCGCGAGGTAGTCGAACCCGTCGAGCTCGGCGACGAGCCCGGGATCGATCGCAGCCGCGTGGTCACGGATCAGCTGCATCACGTCGAAACGGCCAGCGGCACGCGCCACAGCGAAGTCGGTGAGCAACTCCGCGACGTGCTCGTCGTGCGCCTCAGCCACCGACACAGCAGCCCTGCGACGGGCACCCAGCGCGGTCGTGGCAGCCAGATCGGCGTCGGACAGAACGGATGGAGACATGGGGAATCACGGATCCTCTCGGGACGGTGGGGTGGGGTGGAAGCCGCGGGCGGAAGCGGGGGGTGATTCGCCCGCGGCTGGATCGGGGGTTAGTTGCGCTTCTCGCCGCACACGTGACAGCGCTTCGGATCGCGCTTGGCCGTGTTCCACGTGTCGCAGCCCGGGCAGCGCCACCGCTCCGCAGCAGCCATCTCCGCCTTAGTCACGGTCATCGCGATGAGCCGGACCTCGGCCTCACGGGCGTCAACCCGGCCACGGACGACCAGACGGGCGCCGACAGTGAGGGACTCGGCGACAACCCGGTACGTGGCTGGGAACACCGCGCACTTGACCGAACCCGAGTCGTCCTCCAGGGTCACGACCGCCCACGGGCTGCCATATCCGGTCGCCCGCCGATCCACGGTGGTGACCGTCGCAGCCACCGACGCCGTCATGCCGTCCCACAGCTCGGCGAGCGAGACAACCGGAACCGGGGCGGTCTTGACATCCACCTGCGTCAACGGGAGCGAAAAGTTCGGCGGGTGCATCACGACGACACCGCCCCGGCCGGGATGAAGACCACGAACTTGTCGCTGGCCAGGTCCAAGACGACCTCGACCCGCCGTCCGTTCGCACGCTGCTTGTCGGCATACCGCTCCGCCGGCCAGGAGCCGCGCGGGTCGCCGGCAGGGAACTCCTTCAGGACCTTGCGCTTGTCGGTGGAGGGCATCAGGCCACCGCCCGGCGAACCAGCGACCGCAGGCGCTGAACGCGCTCCATCCGGCGAGCCGCCGACCGGTGCGCCGCGGCCAGCAGGCTGTAGCTGTCGCGCGCCGCCTTCAACTCCGCCCGCTCGACGGCGACCGCGTCGACGTCGTCGGCGAACCTGCCCGTGAAGCTACGGACCGTGAAGCGAAGCGACAGACCGCGAGCAACATCCTCGGCAGACCGCGCCGCCGCATAGTGGGATTGCGGCGTGCGGCCGGGGCGGGACGCCACATGATCGGCGCCCTTGAGCGGCGCGTTAGAGTACGGCTTACCCATCAGGGTCTCCTCGTTAGAGCCTGTTGGTCAGGGTCGGCCTGCGATGTAGGAGTCGCGGCCGGCCCGCTTTGTTTGGTTGTTCATCGTCCGCGGACTGGGTCCGGTAGGAGTGGACGACGATCATTCTCAAATCGCAGCTTGAGGCTTCGATGTCTCGACCGTAGAGGTCGCACGACGGGGAGTCAAGCACCCAACTCACTTTCTCTAGCTGAGTCTTGAGTGAGCGTCGGATCGCCCGTACTCTCACGTCATGGCCATCTCTTCCGACGCTCCCTACACGCGCTACGACGACGAGCTGCGCGCGATCGAAGACCTCCCCGAGCGCTGGGCCGCATTCGTCAACCTCGCCAAGCACCTCGAAGAGGAACTCGAACTGTTCCGCAGACGCCAACGCCAAGAGATCGCCCAGGGGCTCAAGACCCCCACGACGACCTGGAAGCAGATCGGCAAGATCATGGGAGGCGTCACGTACCAACGCGCCTTCCAGTACGGCAAGGGAGAGTGACGGTGGCTTCATGGGATCGAGTCAACGCGCGTGCGCGTCCCTGGACCATGAAGTCACCCTGCAGCAACATGCAGTGATCATGCAGCGGACATGCAGGCACCCTGCAGCTTCGCCGCAACAGCCCCCACAGGCGCGGCCAAGGAGCCGATAGTGGATGTCACCCAGTGGACCGGACGACACGCGTGCTGTCTCCAGGACGCATTCGAGGACTCGCAGGAGGAATTCGCTGCGCGCCTCGGGGTCTCCGTCCGGAGTGTCGCGTCATGGCACAAGTCGCCGGACATGGTCCCGAAGTTGGAAACCCGCCGGATTCTGAATACGGCCTACACGGAGAAGGCAGGTGATGCGGTGCGTCGGCGGTTCATCCACTACACGCGCGCCCAGCCCCAGCAGATGCAGGCACAGGCCTTGCGTGTAGCCATCGCCGTGGTGCGCCGCGGGGGTGAGGTGCTCCTCGTCTGCAGGCAGGACGGCACGGACATCACCTGGCAGTTCCCTGCCGGAATCGTCAAGCCGGGCGGATCCGCCACCAAGGTCGCGGTCCGCGAAACGCTCGACGAAACAGGCATCCACTGCATGGTCCGTGAGCACCTCGGTGAACGACTTCATCCCGTAACCCGCGCCTACTGCAACTACTATCTCTGCGATTTCGTGCGCGGCGAAGCGGTCAATGGGGACGCTTCCGAAAACGCCGACGTGGCATGGGCTCCCATAGCGGAGCTCTCCCGCTACATCCCCGCCGACCGCATCTACCCGCCGATCCTGGACGCCCTGGAGGCCACCGTATGACGACCGAGACGACTGCCGAGAAGCCCCCCGTGTCGGTGGCGATCATCACCGATGGCGGGAAGGTCCTCATGGCCCGCCGCCGCGCCTCTGAGGGTGAGATCTCCTGGGTCTTCCCGGGGGGCGCGATCGAGGCCGGCGAGTCCCCGGAGGAGGCGGCGGTCCGCGAGGTCGACGAGGAGACCGGCCTGAAGGTGGAAGTGATCAAGGTGCTCGGTGATCGAGTCCACCCGAAGTCGAAGGTGCCGATGCACTACGTCGCGGTCCGCCCCGTCGGCGGTGAGGCCCGGGTCGCTGACGACGAGGAGTTGGACGCGGTCGCCTGGATCGCGCACTCGGAGATCGCGGAGTACGTGCCCTACGGGCTGTTCGGACCGGTGCAGGAGTACCTCGATGGCGTACTCCCGCACTGACACCGAGACGCATCCCCGCCCACGTCGTTGAATTGGGGGGGACGTGAAAGGCCGGACGCTGCGAACGTCCGGCCAGCCCAACCAGCGGGTTGCCACCTGCTGATCAGTGAGTTCCTACCGCGAAGAAGGAGCACTCGTGTCTGCAACCTTAGCAACGCCGTCTACAACCCGCACCCCTGTGGGACCTCGGCCGACCCCCGCCCACCTCCTCAACGCCCCGCTGCCGGACCTGCTGGCCGAGCTGGGTGTGGCCCTGGTGACGTCCTCGATCACCGACCGGACGTTCTGCGGTGGTGTCGCGGTCCGCGCGGACGGGTCGTTCTGCGTGCTGATGCCGCCTGGCCGCGACCCGGTCGAGCACGACATTCTGGCCCGCGCACTGATCGGGACGGCGCTGGGCGTGCCGTTGCTGCCACTGCCAGAACCGTTCGAGATCACCGAGCTGTAGAGCGGTGCGGATCAGGCGTAACTGCCCGCGTGAATATGCCACTTGGGTCACATGCGCCACGTAGAATGTCAGCAAAACGGCAGCGGCCGGACGGGGGTTCTCCGTCCGGCCGCTGTGCGTATGGAGCGGGTTACCAGCCCGCCTCGTCAGTGTCCCACCTCGAAGTAAGGCACCTCTCATGACGATAGCCGCCCCGGCCTCCGCCTGCCAGACGGAGGCCGAAAGGTGCTGATAGTCCAACGGTCCGAGATCAAGAAGGGCTTCTCCCAGCCCCCGAACGAGATGGTGTTCGACGAGCGGCTCGGGATGCTGTCCCGCATGGTGCTGGTCGAGATCCTGGCGCGGCCGCCGGGATGGCAGACGAACGCCCAGAAGATGTGGGAGAAGGCCCACCGGCATCGGGGTGATCGGGCGGAGAGCAAGAGGGCTTTCCGTATGGCGTTCGCCGAGCTGGAGGAGTACGGCTACCTGACCCGTGTGCGATCGAAGGTTCCTGCGGGACAGCCGGGTGGGGGCGGCTTCGTGACGACGTTGACGGTCTACAACCGCTCCACGAAACCGGACATTTAGAGGTCGCCACTGGCGACACCTTCGGTGACGACGCCTTCGGCGAAGGTGTCACGGGCGAGGGGTTCGGCGGTCCGGGGTCTTCACTACCAAGACGGGTTACCCAATACGGAGAAGGCATCAATATCCGGCTTGCCAACACGCCCGTGGTGGCCCTTCGGCCTTAGTGCGTGCGCGCGAGGCTTGATCGATTGCAGGCTGGCAACGAAGGGGCGAACGACCGTGACGAAGGAAGTCCACGTACAGCCGCACATCCTCGACAGCGTGCTCCGTGATCCGGAGAGGCCGGTGACGTACATCCCCAACGACTTGATCCAGAACGCCCCGTTGAGCCTCGGTGCGGTCGGTCTCCTCAGCGAGCTCCTCGCGGCAGCTGGCGACTGGAGCATCGAGGACGCGCGGGCTGCTGAGCTGGAGCGGCGCGCCACGGGGCTGCCACCGGAGGACATCGACGAGCTGCTGGCCGAGCTGGACGCGGCGGGCTACGTGAGGATCGTCGACGTGCCGTAACCGGACCCTCCCCCGCCCCGTTGCCCTGGTCATGGACGGCATCGCACCCCCGGTCACCGGCGACTTCCCCGAGCCCACCCGCCTCCCGCTGATCACATTGGACGAGGCGCGGGAGGCGGTCCGGCTGCTGCAGGTGCTGGCCGGCGGATCCGGCGAGCACGCCACGGACGCGCACATCCTGGCCGGGCAGATCGCGGGCCGGCTGCCGTCGGAGTAGCGGCGACCCTCACCGTCCGTACACGTCTGCGGCCCCCGGCCCACACGGGTCGGGGGCCGCAATCGCATGGGGCCTACCGGCGGGGCAGGGCGGTTTGCAGGGTGGTCTCGGTGTCCACATCGAGGAGCTTGACGGCCCGCACTCGCGCCGTCGGGAAGTCTGCGAGCATCGCCGCCGCCAGGGGCTGCGGGCCGACCGCGGTGGCGAGGGACACTTCGGCGCCGTTCTGGCGGGTCCCCCAGCCGGTGCGGGCGCACGTCGCGATGCCGTACCAGCGCAACCACCGCAGCGCCGTCCACGCCAGGACGATCGCCAGGGGCATCAGGAGCCACGTCACCGCCCGCGACCGGATCCGCTCATCGCTGCGGATCACACTCAGGTAGCGCAACCCCTGCGCCCAGCCGATGAGGAACGGCACCCACAGCATGCTCAACGGCGGCAGATTCGTGTACGCGATCGGCTCGACGAGCACCAGCCACACGGTGACCATCTGGACGAGGAACACCTGGAACCAGCGCAGCAGGTGCAGCCAGAACGCAGGCCGCGCCACCGACAGGTACCGCATCCGCCACACCGACCGGATCGTGGAGCCGCGCATCCACCGCAGGTACATGCGGGAGAAATGCCCCCAGCTCTCCGGCATCGCCGTGAACACCACCGCGGACGGCTGCTGAACGGTCAGGCCGCGCTCCTGCGCGTACAGGGTGAGGAGGCTGTCGTCGGAGAACATCACCGGGCGGCCCATGAACGTTTCGTTCAAATAGCTGCCGAGGTTGTCGCGGATGATGCCCGCCCGGTACGCGGCGAGGGGACCGGAGTTCACCATGACGGCGCCGACCGCGGACTGCCCGGACCGGTCGACGAGCTGGGTGGTGGTGAACCACAGGTCAGTGACACGGGCCAGGAGACTGGCGTGGTTGTTCGTGGCGATGACGATCCCGGCGACCGACTGCACGCGCGGCCGGGCGAACGGGGCGAGGGCTTCGGCAACAGCGTTGGGGGCAAAGCAGCTGTCGGAGTCGCACGTGATGTAAATGTCCGCGTCGCCGCTGCGGTCGACGGCGTTGGCCTGGGCGTGCCGTTTCCCCGCGTTGGGGATGCGCTGCCAGGTGGTGTGAAGTCCGGCGTTACGGGCTGCCTGCTGCCACCAGGTGCGGATGTGGGTGTAGTCGGAGCTGGTGCTGCCGTCGTCGACGATGTGCACGGAGTCCGGCATGCGGGTCTGGCGGAGGAACGATTCCAGACCGAGGCGCAGGTATCCGGGGTCCTCGTTGTAGACGGGCACGAGGATCGATATGTGGAGGCTGTCGAGATACCGCTGCTGCCGGGCGCTGACCTTCCTGGGGCGCTCCAGGTGGTACATGAGCGTCTGCGTCATGAACGCGAAGAACAGGGCCACCCAGACGAGGCTGAGGCGGCTGCTTGTGTGGGCGTAATCGGAGGCGGCGAGGGCGTGTTGTGCGGCCCAGGCGGCGGCGCATCCGAGGACGACGATGCCGATGAGGATGGTGCCGGAGCGGTGCTGGTGGGCGGCCAGTACCGGGGTCCGGCGGCGGCGTCCGGTCACTTCTCACCGACGGTGCGTCCGCGGCGGAAGCGGAGGCGGATGAGGAGGGTTCCGGTGGCGACGAGGAGGAGCGCGGCGAGGATCATCCAGCCGCCGATGTAGTAGGCGGTGCCGCCGATGACGACGGTGCCGATTCCGGTGTGTGCGAGTTGGCCGTGGTCTGACATGGGTTCCCCCGGGCTTTCTGTTGAATGTGGGAGTGCATCAGGTTGTGGTGGCGGCTTGCGGGCTGTTGGGGTGAATGGGTTCGGTTGTTGCGCCTGGGTGATGAGGGTGCGGGCCGTGGCCTGCGTAGGGGTTCCTACGCAGGCGCGGTGGGTCAGGCAGGTCGGCTGGTGAGGTGCCAGCCGCGGCAGGCGGAACACCGGTACGCGCGCTGCTCGCGCCGCTTCGATCCAGTGCGGTCGATACCCGCGAGCGCGAACATGGCGGCGATGCGGTCGCGGTAGCGCCACTTCCCCGACGGGCACGGGGGCGGTTGCCGCTTCATGGCGCGTCTCCCGAGGTGCGCCGGGTGCGGCCGGAGTGCCAGGGCAGGGCCAGTCCGTCGTTCTCCGTCCGGGGAATCAGGTGCAGGTGAAGGTGGGAAACGGACTGCGTGGCGTGTACGCCTCGGCTGGTGATCAGGTTGGCGTGCACCAGGTCCAGGTCGCGGCAGAGCTGCGCCGCCCGCCGCGCGGTCGCCCCGGTCACGTCGGGGTCGTCCGCGAAATCGACGACGTGGCTCTTCGGGATGACGAGGATGTGCCCCTCGACCACCGGTTGGCGCGGGACGATCGCGAAGGCGTCGGCCCACTCGCCCACGAACGTGGCGGGCGCGCGGCCGAGGTTGATCAGGCAGAAGGGGCAGGACTCGTTGGACTTGGCCAGCGGGTCGGTTGCTGCCGGTTTGGTCACGGTGGGTCTCCTGGTGGGTCAGGGGGTGGGGCGGTACCGGGGCTGCCAGGCGAGGTGCGGGCGCAGGATGGCCAACGCCTTCTCGGCGGGGGTGGGCGGCGCGGGGATGTGGATCCACCTCTCGCCGGCGTTCAGCCAGAGGTCGACCCCCGGCGGCATCAACGCGATCGGGTCAGGCATGGTCGGCCACCCCGATCCGGTGGCACGGGCAGACGCAGCTGCCCGCACCGTCCGGGCAGAACTTGCACCGCGCCGGCGCCTTCGCCCCGACCCGGCCGGTCTCCCCGGCGCAGTACGCGTGATCACCGTGCAAACACGACGTGGCCAGGTACCGGTGCACCCCGTGGCGGTGTGCGTACCGGGTGAGGTGGATGGCGAGACGGCCCGCCAGGTCGGCGATCACTTCGGGTCTCCGTCGAGGGCGGCGCGGACGGCGTTGATGATGGCCTTCAGCTCCAGCACGTGGCGTGTGGCGTCGACGGCCGCCTGCTCGTACTGCCTGACCTGTTCCCACCACGGGCGCTCGACGGTCGGCGCGACCATGCTGCGCCAGCGCTCGAAGATCGGGCCCGGAACGGTCAGGAGGCACTGGTACCCGGCGGCGCCCTCCTCGTTGGCGTCGCGTGAGAACCGGCCCAGTACGTCGGTGAGTACGGCGGCGTGCTGGTCGCGGTCCCGCTGGACGTCGGCGCGTTCCCGTTCGGCGCCGCCGAGGTGGTGGTCGCCCGCCTCCTGCATCCGGGCCAGCTCGGCACGCAGCTGGGCCAGCTCGCTGTCGTCGCCAGCTATGTCGGTCGCCCGCACGCACGGCCGTTCCCCGCACGCACAGTTCGCGCAGTGGGCGCAGAACGACAGGTCGCGGTAGTTCCGGTAGACGACCGGGGTGCCGCCGCAGGAGCAGCAGGTGTCCGGCGTGTCCGTGCTGGTCGCGGGCGTCTCTTCGGGGCTCATGAAGATGTGATCGCCTTCGACGCAGTGGCTGGACACGCATCGGCCGACGGGGGTGGCGTCGGTCCCCACCGCCTGCTGCCCCTCGGTCGCGGCGATGTACGCGTCCCGGGCTTCCGGCCCGCGCAGGTGGTGGACGGCGAGGACCGCGGCCTGCCGGAACCCGCACGCCATCCCGCCGGCCGCGTACAGGGCCTCGACGGCGGTGAGGTCATCCGCAGGGCGCCGACCCGCCTCGTCGGCGGTGCGTTGGGCTTTCGCCTGCTCCGCCTCCAGGTGGGCGAGGAGGGCGGTGATCGGGTCGGAGGTCGGCTGGTCGGTCATCGGGTCTCCTCGGTGGGCGCGTCGAGGATGGGCGTGATGTTGAAGACGGGCTCTCCCTCCATGGCCTCCGCGTCGGCCGCGAACACGGCCTTGACGTCGGCGATGCTCATGCCGTCGAAGGTCTGCCAACAGTGCGGGCATGGATCACCGTTGAGCGGTACCGGGGCCGCGCAGTACCGGCACGGACTACCGGGTTCCTCACTGCTGCCGCTGCACGGATGCTGGTCGAGGTGCTGGGGGTGTTCGTCGGCCCACTTGCAGAACCCGTCGCGGCTTTGGCCGCACGAGCGGCACAGGTCGGAGCCTGGGTCACGCCAGTGCGGCTGATACGTCTCGGTGCAGGTCGGACAGGTGAAGGACGCAGGCTGGCGGGGGTCGGTCACTTCGGCTCCTTGGTGGGCACTGTGAGGGCTTCGGCCAGTTGCAGAACCGGAGCCTCATCGGGGTATCCGCAGCGCTGTTCCTCGAAGAACCAGGCACTGCCGGGCATGGAGCAGTCGGCGCCGACGGGGTGCCGGTCGACGTAGGCGAACTTCTTGGCGGATGCCATGTGTTCGTCGCAGGCGAGCCCGTTCTCCATCGCGACGTCCCAGGCGATGTGCCAGGTGGCGGGCCGCATGCAGGTGTCGGCGTCGGTGTCGCCGGGCGAGTACCCGCAGGGCTGGCGGCTGGTGTCCATCTCCCGGCCGAGCGGCGGTGTGATCACTTCGGCTCCTCGATGTCCGTGCCGCGCCACGCCTTCGGGTCGTGTTTGTGGTCGCGGTCGGGCATGACGATGGTGTCGCGACGCAGGCCGTAGCCGATGACGTCGCCCGGCTGCATGTGCGGGTTGCCTGCGGAGGTGCCGGTGCAGGCGTCGGCGGGCCCGCAGTCGTCGCCTTGGTGGCGGCCGTGCTGGCACCGGTCGAGGTCCGTGAGGATCTTGACGAGTCCGGCGGTGTCCGCGAGAGACCGCGCGAACAGCGTGGAGGGTTCGGTCTGTTCGGTGCGGGCGAGGGCGTGGTCGATGCCGTCGATGGTGCTTTCGATCTTGGCGTGGAGTGGTGAATACATGACGCGGTCCGCGCAGTGGAGGGCGGCGTTCATTTCGGCGTGCGCGCCGAGATGTTTCAGCGCGGCGATCAGGGCGATCTGCGCTTTCTCCAGTTCGCGGCGGAGGTCGGTGATCGTGGGGTCGGTCATATCGGTTCCATTCAGGTCGAGTTGGTGGTGGCTGGCGCTACTCGGCATCCATCCGGACGCCGACGGTCCGCAGGTATCGCGCGTAGTCACGAGCCCATCCGTCGGGGTCCTCGAAGTTGGACCGCGCGGGTATGAACTCGACCCGGTACCCGCCTTTGACCCACAGCCGGTCAAGTTGCCGGCGCGCGTTGACCACAGAGTCGAAGATCGCGTCTTGCTTGAGGGCGTTGCATATCTGGCAGGCCGCGACGCAGTTCGCTCTGTCGCCCTCCCGGCCGGTCCAGGAGACGGGGATGAAGTGGTCGACCTGCATCCGAAGGACGCGCGGTTCATGGCCGGGCCTGCTGACGACCGACCCGAAGATGATCTGGCAGTAGGCGCAGGCGAAACCCGTTTCCGCGGCGATGATCCATCGCTGAGTGTCGGTCCAGTGCTTCAGGTGCCGATCTACTTCCACTGCCGAATCCCCTCAGGGGCCCCTGAGGGGCCTGTAGTTCGTTGACCGCTAGAGCTTTGCGTTTTCTGGTCCTGAGGCCGGGAGGCGGGCGCACAGCCACACTCCCGGGCCTCCTGCGGTCCGACCGGATCCTCGGATGCGACCCGAGCCGCCCCCAGCGCCCGTATCCCCGCCCGGAGCTGAACCGCCTCCCCGGCGAGCAACGTGCCCCGCTCCGCCCGGTCGACGAGATGCAGGAGCTCGGCGATCGTCGGCCCGCTCACGACCCCGCCCCTTCACGTGCCGCCCGCCGTGCCCGCTTCCGGTCGGCGGCGGCCAGACACTGCAGCGCCCGCTCGATGACGACAGCCCGCACCTGCCCCGGGTACAGGGTCGTGAGGATGGCCTCCGACTGGGAGGTCAGGAGGCTGCGGGCCTGCGGACGGCGGGCCGGGGTTCGGTCGGTCACTGGCCCTCTTCCGCGGCGGGCCGCTCAGTGACGGTGGTGATCCGCTCCATCAGCCGGTGCTCCCAACTCGGCTGCTGCTCGCGGCGGGCGGCGAGCTTCGCCAGGGCCTGGGGCTTGGACCTCCAGGTGAAGTGGACCCCTGACGCCTGCTGCCACGGCTGACCCGGGGCGGGGCGGGACTGGATGAAGTACGCGAGGGCGGTGATGTTCTCGGGCATGGGGTTCTCCTTCGGGTCGGGTTGGGATGCTGGGTGGGCGCCGCCCCGGTCGGCAGCCGGGGCAGTGTGGGGTGGGGTCACGGGGTGTCGAACGCGAGAACGCCCTGCGTGAACCGCTCTCTGGCGAGGTCGTGGTACGCCGCGTTGAGGTCGATACCGACGTACTGGCATCCGAGCTGTACGGCTGCAGCGCCCGTCGTCCCAGACCCGGAGAACAGATCCAGCACGGTTCCGCCAGGACGGCAACCAGCCCGAATGCAGCGCAGCGGCAGGTCGATGGGGAACACAGCCTCATGGGCTCCCGGATAAGAACCCGTAGGGATGGCCCACACGTCGCCGGGATTACGGCCCCGAGCCACCTGCTCCGGATTCAGCCGCGAGTCGTTGGGGCAGGTGTAGGGCTCCCGGACCGCGTCAAGGTTGAACGCATACCGCTGGCTCTTGGTCAGCAGATAGAGCTTCTCGTGCCTGCTGGACATGCGGTCACGGACCGGCTCAGGCTTGGCGTTGATCTTGTGCCAGGCGATCTCGTTACGGAGGACCCATCCGTCGTCCTGGAGCGCCATGGCTACCCGCGCCGGAATCATGAGCAGGTTTTTCGGGGCGAAGCCTGGGACCCGGGTTCGACCGGGGACGCGATCCAGGTGTGCGCCGCCTATGAGCCTGCCGCCGCGGTTGCCGCCTTGCCCGCCAGCGCTGTAGGAGTCGCCGAGGTTCAACCACAGCGTTCCGTCATCGGTCAACACCCGGCGCGCTTCGGTGAATACGGCACGCATGGTGGCGACATACTCCGGAAGCGTTGCCTCCAGCCCGTACTGCCCGTCGATGCCGTATGAGCGGAGCCCGTAGTAGGGCGGGCTGGTGACGATGCAGTCCACGGACCCGTCGGGGAGGGTACGCAGCTGCTCCAGCGCGTCGCCGAGGAGGAGCGTCACTTGCTCGTCCTGGTAGTAGGGCGGCTGCTCGCTCATCGCTGCGCCCCCTCGGCCAGGCAGACCGAGTAGCCCTTGGAGCGGCAGGCAGGGCACCGGATCGCGATCCCGGGAGCGTGCTGGACAGGTCGCTCCGCCTCGCCCTGCTGCGCCTCGTCGGCCCGCAACTCCCGTCCGCAGCGCGCGCCCTTCAACCACTCCCGCACGACGCCCGTGGTGACAGGCCGCTGTTCCCGGTCGGCGATGTCGCAGCATTCGGCGACGAACGCCAGGGCGTCCTGCGCGCGGTACAGCTGGAGGCCAAGGTCGTCGGCGAGATCGCGGTTCTCCTCGGCGGTCAGATCATCCGCGTCGGGCTTGGTCTGCTGTGCCTCGTCGGCCCGGCGGCGGAGCTCGGTCTCGATGAGGCGGGCCCCCCGGATCGCGCCGAGGAAGTCCGGCGAGTCGCGGTCCGTGCGGCGCAGGAAGCGGGCCGCCTCGCGCCAGCCCTCTGCGGGGGTGCCGAAGGGCTCCATCCCGCAGGCGTCGCAGCTGCCGCACGTGTCCACGCAGACCAGTTCCGCGCCCTCGCGGTCGAGTTCGGCCAGTTCCTCGGCATCCGCCAGCACAGCCGCCCGGCCCCCGCGGAGGCGCTCGAACTCGGCGTCCTGCTCGCGCAGGTGGGCCTCCATGTCCCGCATGTCCCCACGAATGCAGGCCAGCTGGCGGTTGAGCTCGGCGCGTTCAGCCCGCAGCCGCGTGATGGTGGCCCCCATCTTGACGGCCGCCCGTTCGGCGGGTGCGGGATACCAGATCCGCCCCGGCCGGTCCGAGTGCGTCTCGTGCCCGGCCTCCTTCGCGCACTGGACGTCGAGCAGCGGCTCACGGGACGGGCACGCTCTGCGGTGCGCCCGGTCGGCGGGTGCGGTGAGGGCGGCCGCCGTCAACTCCGCCGCCCGCTCCTCGATCGCATCCCACGGCGCACCCGTCCCGAGACCCAACGCCTCCGACAGGGCCAGGCGGTGATCGGAGTCCGACGGCTTGCGCGGCGCGTGGTGCGGGCAGTCGCTCCCGAAATGCCAGCCGCCGATCATGTCGACGGTGTCGTTCGGCCCGCACAGCCGGGGCTCGCCGCCCTGCCGGGTCCACGGGACACACGTACAGCCGTCAGTGCCGAACTCAGGCGCCGGGGCGGGGACCTGGCAGTCCGCGCACGGCTCCGGGACCTCCCGGACATCACCGTTGCCGTGGTCCTCCATGGCGGCGAACACCGGGTCGATCTTCGTGCCCTTGCAGCGGGCGCAGATGGTGGTCATGCGGACATCTCCTCTGGGTCGTCGGTGTCGGCGCGAGGTCCGGTGACGCGGTGGAACGTGAAGTCGGGGTCGCCGGAGCTGGCCCCGTGTGCGCCCGCGAGCGGGCCGCGGCAGGCCCGGCAGCACGGCGAGTCGAACCAGGTGACCTGGGCGCAGTCGGGGCATCGGGTCAGCCAGGCGTTGCTGCGGCGCGTGGATGTCCAGGTGGGGTGGCCACCGTGGCGGCGGCGAAGTCTGGCCAGGGAGTGCAGCGGCCAGTGGTTGAACGGGCCGCCGGCCGTGGTGTCCAGCGACTTGGGCGGGTGGCCTATGAGGACCAGTTCACCGCCGGGGAACGGGCAGTCGCAGGTGAGGCCGTGGCAATCGCACGCCCTGGTTGATCCAAGCTCGTAGGCCTTCTCGATCCTCGGGACGCCTGGCCCTTTGACCTCGATCCAAGTGCCTGTCAGCGGGAGCCAGAAGTCGGGTATGTACCGGGCTCCCGAGGGGAGGTCGATCGTCTGCGGTTCGTACTCCCAGGCGACGTTGAGCTCATCGAGGGTGCACGCCCACGACGCCTCCAGGGCTGAGCGGAACGTCGTGCCGCGGTAGACGGTGGGCAGGGCCTCGATGGTCATGCCGCCGGCGAGGGCGCCGGGGCTGCCGGCCGGGTTCTCCTGTCGGGCATGCCTTGATTCGATGCGGTCGAGGAAGGCTTCGAAGGCGTTGCGTTGGCTCACCAGATCGCTCCTGTCGGGGAGTAGCCCGTGTACGGGTCGGCGTCGATGGGCTGGTAGGAGGTCCACGGCCAGGCGATGCCCTGCTTGATGAACTTGGGCCAGTCGCGTTCGTCGCGCATACCGCGCCAGGGGACGACGGCCCGGCCACGGGCGCCTTCGTGGTTCTGTGCGGACTTCTCGTCGTCGACGGGTCGCAGGCCGAACCCGAACTCGGGCCAGCGCATCCACAGCGAGCTGCCGAGGGGGCGCAGGCTGCGGGGTCCGATGCCGTTGCCGTGGGGGGCGTGGGCTTCCATGAGGACGGCGCATCCGGCGGTGGCGCGGGCCTCGTCGATCACGACGGACACCTTGCGGGCGAGCTCTTCGTCGTTGGGGTTCCCGGCGTGCAGCCGGTAGACGGGGCCGATGATCAGCACCTGGGGTTTGATCTTCTCGATGCGGCGCATCAGCCACGCCCGGTCTGCGGGGCGGGTCAGGTCGAGGCCCTGGGGGCGGCACTCGATGTGGAACTGGCCGCGCTTGACGGGCCGTTCGACGGACTCGGCAGCGGCGAGCATGGGCCGGAACTTGCGGCGGGAGGCGGGCGCCCCGTTCTCGCAGTCGAGGGTCAGGACGCGGACGGGCTCGATGGTCTCCCCGGTCCGGAACGGGTGGAGGCCCGCGGCGAGGGTGACGGAGATCTGGCGCAGCAGGGTGGACTTCCCGCCGCCTTCGGACGCGGTGAGGATCAGCCGGTCCTGGTGTTCGAGGAGGCCGGGGACGACCCAGTCGTAGGTGTCCTCGTGGTTGACGAAGTCGAGAATGTCCTCGGTGGGCAGTTCTTCGGCTGCGGCGCCCTGGTCGCGGAGTTCGCGGATCTGGGTGACGGCCCGCTCGACGAGCTCGGGCGTTGCAGTGGTCGTGCCGTAGGCGGTTTCGCTGAGGTCGGTGGCGAGACTGATGACGGCCCGGCGCTGCGCACGGTCCATGACGATGTCCGCGTACTCGGCGGCGTTCGCGGGGCTGGTCGCGGTAAATGTCCAGCTGGCCAGCTGGTGGATGTACGAGGGCCCGCCGGCCCGGGTGAGGCGTCCGGTGTCGCCAAGGTGCTTGGACAGGGTGATCGGGTCGACTGCCTTGCCGGCCGCGGCCATCTCGCCCATGGCGGTGAGGATCAGCGTGTGGGCGGGCTGGTAGCAGGCGGCGGGGTCGAGGCGGTCGAGGACGGCGCGCAGGGCGGGGCGGCTGAAGAGGCTGGAGCCCAGCGCGGTGATCTCGGCGGAGATGTCCTGGGGTGGGGTGCGCGGGGTGTCGAGGTCGTCGGTGGGTTCGAGGTCGGTGGTCATCAGAAGATCCCTCGTTCTTCGGGGCTCTGGCCGGCGACGGCGCGGAGATGGGAACGCTGCTGTCGGTCGGCGGTCTTCTTCGCGTCATCCCTGATCCACTTCTGCCAGGCGTCGGGCCAGGAGCGGCGGTCGACGCCGGTGGATCGGTAGTGGCTGACGAACTGCTGCGTGGAGTGCTCGATGTCGACGGCCGCCCCGAAGGTGAGGTTCGCCCAGCGGCGCATCGTGTCGGTGACGGCGAAGCCTGCGTCGTCGATGGGGGCTTCGCCGGGCGGCGCGGACTCGCGCGCACTACTACCTGCACCCTCCCCACCTACATCAGCCATAGAAGGGGTACGGGTACGGGTCGGGTCGGGAACGCGCGTGCGCGGGGCAGCGTCTCCGGCACCGTCTCGCGACGCGTCTTGAGACGCATCTGTAGATGCGTCTACATCCTGGTCGTCGGCAGGCGGTTCCGGCTCAGGTCCGTTGCCCCGGGACTTCTTCCGCCACCGCTGCTGACGTGCAGACTTGGCCTCACGCTCGGCGCGAACCTGCTCGGCGGTGGGGTTGTACTCGTGGTAGTCGTGGATCTCCCAACCGCGTACTTTCGTGTCGTTGTTCGCGGCACGAACTTCGACGCGACTTTGACGCGACTTCGACACGACGGCGGCACGAACTTGACGCGACGGCGGCACGAACGCGGCACGAACGCGCGTCGACGGCACCCACAGGCCGACGTCAACGAGCTCCGCGGCCGCACCTTTGGCTCCCCGGATGTCGGCGACGAGGCGCAGTTCGGTCTCGGCGACGAAGCCGTCCGTGAGGTTCTCGGCGGACCAGCAGATCGCGGAGACGTACAGGCGGAAGGCGCGGTCGGAGAGCGGACGCACCTTGCGGTTCATCGGGAACCGGTCGTCGAACTTGGCCCAAGGCATGTGCAGCTTCTCTCGAAAGTACGGTGCGGATAGGAGGTGCGGTGGTGGCCGGCCGGTCAGGGCCCGGCGGCGGTCATGCGGCGGCTGCCAGCTCGGGCGCCGCGTGCCGGGACATCTCTTCGCCGGTGATGGCTTCGACGAGGGCGGCGACGATGACTTCGGCGGCGGGCGGGGTGACGGCGTTGCCGTACTGGCGGACTTTCTCCCGCTTGTTGCCGAGGACCACGTACTCGTCGGCGAAGCTCATGGCCCGGCCGATCTCGTGGGGCTCCAGCATCCGGAAGAGCACGTCGTTGATGTCGACGTCGCCCTTGACGAGGGCGTACCGGTCGCGGGTGGACAGGGTGCCGATCGGGTCGGCGACGGGGCGCGCGGTTCCGGTGCCGTAGTAGGGGACGAGGAGGTGCTCCCAGGTGATGAGGGACTGGTGGCCGGCTGTCGTCATGGTGCGGAGGTAGTCGGCGGCGCTGGTGCAGTGTTCGCCGCCGTCGCCTTTGGAGCCGTTGTTCCGCATGACCATGGCGGGAACGTTCGGGGCGACGAGCCCGTGGTGGTTGCCGTTCGCGGAGACCGTGCCGAGCGCCTCACCGATGGACTTACCGCGGAGCTGGTCGCCGCCGCCGCGCATGGTGACCATGAATGGCAGCCAGGCCAGGCCGGTTTCGTTGCGGGCGGTCTGCGTGCGGAGCGGGTTGTTCGCGGAGGCGGGCTCCTTCCCGTCCCGTCCTTCAACAGGGATGAGCAAGGGCGGTATGGCGAGGCCGTCGTTCTCCCGGGTGGTGCGGGTCGGCATGGGCTGGTCGAGCGGCACCGGGTCGTTGCGCCAGGTCCCTCCAGCGGGGACGACCATGGGGCGGGCGAACTTGTCGAGGCCGGCCTGGATGCGGGCGAGGGTCTTGTCGGCGAGCGGTTTGGCCCTGTCCCCGATGCGCTGGCCGGGGAGGTTCCAGTCGATGGCGACGGCGGCGGGCAGGGTGGAGGGTTCGACGATCTGGTTGCGGCACTTCACCTCAGGGCAGCGGTAGACGTACTGCTGGCGGTAGCGGCCCATGTCGCGGGTGGGGTCCTTGAAGACCTGGACGGCGCGCACCCATTCCTGGCAGCCGGTGCACCAGGCGCGCGGGCGGAGCCACTTGTTCCAGTCGGGGGTGCGGCCCAGGGACTGGTGCCAGTAGGCGACGTACAGGCGGTCGCGGGACTGGGGTGCTTGGTGGACGGTGCGCGGGTCGGCGTGCATGGAGTTCAGGGCGATGGTGCGGGTCTCGTACCCGAGCTTCTTGATCTCGCCGATCCACCGGTCCCACTGGTCCCAGGCCCGGACGTCGACGACGTTCTCGACGACGCCCGCCTTGACGAGTCCGCCGCGCTGCTGCACCCCGCGCAGGTACATGGGGACTTCCTCCATGAGGGCGCGGGAGCGTTCGACCTCTTCGGAGGGGGCGCCGTCGCCGAACAGGTCGCCCTGCAGGGTGTTCGCGAAGTCCCGCTTCTTGCCGCGGGCGTTCGACCACTGCGGGCACTCGGGGCTGGCCCAGAAGATGTCGGTGACGGGCCACCGCTCGACCGGGGCCTCGCGGATGTCGCCGCGGTAGTGGTCGACGAGGGGGAAGTTCGCTGCGTGCGACTCGATGGCCTTGGCCCAGTGGTTCGCGGCCCGCTCCACCCGCACCCCGGGCACCGAGTGCATGCCCTGGGAAGACCCGCCGGCCCCGCAGAACCAGTCCATGACGGTGAGCGCGTCGTCGTCGTTGCGGTAGCTCATGCTGCGGCTCCTTCGGGGTGGCGTTGGAGTTCTTGTTGGAGGTGTTGGCGGGTGACGCCGATGCGGGCGGCGGCGGTGTCGTAGTCGCAGCCGTGGCGGATGAGTTCGCGGCCGTCGTCGGCAATGTCGGCGCCGCGGTGGGAGGCGGCGGAGCGGGCGGCCGTGAGGGCCTTCATGAACTCGGTCCTGGCCAGGTGCTGGTGGTCCCGCTTCCACTCCTGGTGGGCGGCCTCGCACCGCTGGCAGACGGGGAGGTGTGTATTGCGGTGGGTCCACCAGCCTCGGTCGGTGCCGCAGTGCCCTGTTGAGTCGGGGACGGCGGCCGGGTCGTCGATGTTGTCCCAGGCCCCGGGCGGTGCCCAGCCCTGTTTCGCGGCGTAGTTGCGGGCGATGGTGGTTCCGGCGCTGGGCGGCGGGAGTGTTCCGGCGAGGACGGTGTAGGCGGCGGTGATCTTCGCGGCCAGGTGGTGGCGGACGGTGGGCTGGCGGGTGGCGCAGATGGTGTGTACGCGGCTCTCGCTGGTGGCGAACCCGCCGATGTCGGCGATGTGGCGGGCGGAGTAGCCGAGTGCGCGGAGGGCTTGGAGTCGGCGGCGGCTTCCGGTGGCGTCGACGTATTTGCCGCGCGCGCTGGGGGGCTGCGGTGCCACGGCGAGGATCTTGTTCTGGGTGCTGCGGTTGATCGCGGCCCGCCTGCCCGAGCTGATCAGGCGGAGGTTGCCGGGTTCGCAGCCGGTGGCCGCGGCGATCTGGTCCCACGTCATGGTCTGGCAGAGGGCTTGGAGTCGGGTGCGGGCCTGGTCTGCCGGTACGCGGGCGCCCTTGCCGAGGTCTCGCATGGCCTTGTTGTGCTTCTTGGTCCGCAGCCGGGCTTTGCGGCAGGGCGGGCAGTCGCACGGCGGTCGGTAGCCGGGGGCGCCGTTGCCGCGGGCGTAGGTCCCGTGTGCGGGCGGTTCGTTGGTTGCGGTGGTCATCGCTTCCCCCGTTCGGTGTCGTGGTCGTCGGCGGGCATGCCGTAGATGAGTTCGCAGGTGTCGTGTGCGGCGAGGTTGATGCCGGGCCGGTTGTCGGGTGCGGCGGGTACGCCGTCGGCGAGCTGGTCGAGGCATGCGGCTTCGGCTTCGATGGCGGTGAGGAACCGGTACGCGGCGACGCTCATCTCGGCTTCGTGCACGGTCCGTTGTGCTTGCTGCCAGGACCGTCGGAGCCACCAGGGGAGCTTCACGTCCGCCTCCAGGTGTCGAGGCGGATCGCGGCGTACCAGAGGCCGTACAGCAGCCAGAAGGTGACGGTCGCGACGAACAGCCATTTGGTGGCGGTGACGATGAGGGCGCCGGCGAACGCGATGATGAAGAAGGTGTTGACGTAGGTCTCGAAGCTCATCGCCGCCCCCTGAACCAGGCTCCGGCTGCGGCGATGAGGGCCCCGGCGATGATGAGCGCGGGGATGATCCAGGCGAGGTTGCTCATGCGGCGGCCCTCGCGTTCTGGTCCCGGAGGGCTGCCCGCTCGCGCCGCCGCTTGCTGAACGCGACGCGGCCGTGCGGGGTGAGGACGTAGACCTTGACGGTCTTCCCGTGGGCTTTCTTGTTGACCGAGGTGACTTCGTCGACGATCTCGACGAGCGGCACCTTGTGCGGTGCGACGAGGCCGTGGAAGAACAGGCCGGCGGCCTTGTAGCCGATCTCGGGGAGCACGGCGCGCAGTTCGTTCATGCTGAACCGGCTGCCGTCTCCGGCGATGGAGTCGATGGCCTGCTCCAGGAGGAGCCGGTCGTACTGGGTGACGTTGCCGTACAGGCGGGCCAGCGCGGCGTTCGCCAGGTCGCGGGCCTCGGCGGAGGTGATGGTCATGACGTGTTCTCCTCGTCGGCGAAGAGGCTGCTCTGCGGGTTGTTGTTGCCGCGCGCTTCCCACTGGGTGCGGTAGCGGTCGACTTCGTCGGAGCACTCCTGCCGGGCGTGGAACACCGCCGAGTTCTCCGGGAGGTCCGGCCGCCACAGGTTCGGGCCGGGGAAGCGGGCGGCCTTCTGGCGGGCGTTGACGTACTCGCCGCAGCCGAGGCAGTGGCCGGGTGCGATGTCCATGAGGACGTCGGCGCGGGCGGCCTGCCGGTCGCCTTCACGTTCGGCGAGTTCGTCGTGGCAGGGCGGGAGTTCACCGCACGCGGAACAGATCGCGTAGTGCTCGGGCAGCACGTCCCAGGAGTGGTCTGCGGGGCCGATCAGGTGGAGGGGCTTCTCCTGCGGCCTGCCGTCGGGGGCGAGGATGAACGCGTAGGGGCGTCCGGTCCACGTCAGCTTCTCGGGGCGGTCGCCGCGCGGGTAGCGCTCCCAGTAGGTGAGGGCTTCCTTGAAGCGCTCCTCATGCTTGTCGCCCCACAGGTCGAGGGGTCGTTCGGCAAGCTCGACGACGCGGTACGGCTGCCCGTCCCAGACGACGAGGATGCCGGGCTTGAGCTGCACGTAGTTGGCGAGGAACTCCTTGTCGTGGATGCGCTGCTCCTGGCGCCGCATGGCGGACGAGTGCTCGCCGTACCGGTTGGTCTTCGTGCGGGGAGGGTGGACGCCGCCACGCTTCGTGGGCTGACCCACGTACCAGCGGTTCATCGGGTCACCGCCTGCAGCTGCTGCTCGACGGCGGTGATCAGTTCGGCGTCGGGTGCCCAGAGACCCAGCCGCCCCTTCGCGGGCACGGGCTGCGGAAGGGCAATGACGTCGTCGAGCGTCCAGTGGTAGGCGTCGTCCTGGCTCCAGGGGCTGCACAGGCGGTCGCTCTCGGCCCAGTGGCAGCCGGTGAGCGTGGCGACGGCGACGATCGCGCTGTACACGTCGAGGTGGTCGCCGTGGACGACTGCCCACCGGTCTCGTTCCGCGCCGGCGTGGATGAGGATGCGGGCCCCGTGGTGCTTGGCGGGGAGTTTCCAGGTGCGGTTTTCGACGCGCTTCGTCTGGTGGGCGATGGCACCCGCCCACGGCTGCTTGATCGTCAGGGCCCTCATGTCGTCCTCCCTGCGGGGATGACGGTGACCGCAACAGCCCCGGGTTCGGTGGCGGGGGCGTAGACGAGCCGCCACTGGCCGTCCCATGCGCAGCCGCACGGGTGGTCGGGGTGGGGGTGGGTGATGAACACGGCGTGCTTCCGGACGGGCGGCCGGGTGTGTACGGGGAGGTCGGCGTCGGGGTGGTTCTTCCGCATCCATGCGTCGGCGAGGAGCGCGAGCGCCGTCCAGGTGTGGTTGTGGCCGAGGGCAACGAACTCGGTGGGCGGCTCGTCCTCCTCGCCGACTCCGGTGAGGTGGATGCCGTCGCGGGTCATGAAGCCGTACTCGGCGGCGTTCTCCGGGGTGGGGGTGAAGAGGGCTTCGTTGGGCTGTTCGATGCCGTCGTCGTCCTCGCGGATGTCGAGGACGTACAGGGGGGTCGTCATGACGTGACCTCCGGGGCCTTGGCGCGGTCCTGGACGGTCCAGCCGAACCGGCTGGACCGGTGGCGCAGGAGGTAGCCGCCGGGCTTGCGGACACCACTCCCGTGGATGACGTCACCTGCGTCGATGGCCTGAACAGGCTTGGCGTTGAGCTGCTCACAGAGTTGAGCGATGGGGTCGAGGCCGTACTCCTCGATGCGGTTGAGTGCGTCGGCGAGGTCTTGCCAGAGCCCGTACTCAACGGCGTCGTACATGCGGGTGGCGGTGGGATCGGTCATGCCGGTTTCCTTCCGGGTGTGGTGCGATGGGGTTCCGGGGCCCCCTGCCTGCTTCGGACGGGCAGGGGGCCCCAACGGGGCGGTTACTGCTGCTGGTCGCTCGAGGCCCCGGCGGTGAGCTCGGGCGGCCCGTCGTGCTGGGGCGCGACGTCAATGGCGTCGGCCTGGATGTCGGTGCGCACGGTCCCGTCGTGGGCCATGGCGCGGGCCAGGGATGCGCTCTTCGGCAGGGCCTTGAAGTGGTTACGCAGGACGGTCTTCTTGGCCATCTCGTCGTAACTGTTCCGCCAGGCAGGGCTGTTCTTGGAGGGCATCTTCAGGCGCCGCTCCTCAATCTCCGACGGGTACATGACCTTGAAGGTCCGGCCACCGTTGATGAGGCGGGCGACGGAGTAGTAGGCGACTGCGCGGCCCCGCGGCCCGCCGGCGAACGGCCGGTGGACGAGCGTCTCCTCGAGGCCCTCTTCGTGCTCGAAGTAGTCGTTCTCGCGGACGGTCTCGACCTTCACCGACGAGGCCATCGGGTGCTGGTAGAAGAGCGTCACCATGCCCTGGTAACCGAGCTGGAACGAGGCCTCCCCCTTGTAGGGGACGATGAATGCCTCCTGCGTGGGCGAGCCCGGCTCGAAGCCCAGCTGCGAGCAGGTCATCAGCGCGCCGAGGAACGATGCAGTGCTGCAGGTGGCCAGGTCGGGGTTCTTGCGGATCAACGTCAGGGCGATGCGGGCGATCCGGTCGGCGTCCATGTGCTTGGGCAGCGCGCGGGCCAGCTCCGGCTTCATCTTCTCGATCTGCTGCGCCATGGTCGGCTGCTGCTGCTCGCCGTTCTGCTGGACGGCGCCGACGTTCTCGGCGCGGCGGGCGACGGCGTTGCGGGCGTCGGTCACAGGTTCTCCAGGTGGATGTTGAAGACGCGGGTGGGTTCGCCCCGGTAGTCCTCGGGGTTGATGTCGGGGTCGGCCTCGAGCGCTGCGGCCTTCCACGAGACCTGGCCTTTGCGGCGGCGCCAGGAGTAGGCGAGTTCGCCGCGGATGTGGACGTCGGTGGCGTCCCCGGCGATGGCCTTGAGGTGGTTCTCGGCGTCGGTGAGGGCGAGGTCCGCAGCGGCCATCTGTTCTTTGGCGTGGGCGCGCTGCTTGAGCCAGCCCTCGACCTCGAGCGCGTCGGCGACGACCACGGACTCGAGAGGGTTCGCGTGAAGCCGGTCGAGGAGGTCGCCGGTGGCCGCGGATCCGTCGATGGCGGGCTGGGTGCCGGTCTGCACCTGGTCCCAGAACTCGTCTGCGATCTTCTCCAGGTCTGCGATCATCTGGTCGTCGCGCTCGAGGCGGTGGATGACCGTGCGCTGGCCGCCGATGGAGCAGGCGCTGTAGGCGAACTGCCAGCCGGTGACGGCGAGATACCACTGGGTCTGGATCTGGACGGCGACGGGCACTTCGTCGAGCCAGTCCTTGAGGGCGTAGCTCGAGCGGGTCTTGATCTCGACAACGCCGGGCTGGCCGTCTTCGTGGGTGACGCGGTCGAGGTTGGCGATCCACGGCTTATCGGGGCGCCCCAGAGTGCCGGGCCCTTCGGCTGCGTACAGGCCGGTGATGGCGAGGAAGCGGGTGGCGACGACGGGCTCGAGGAGGTGGCCGTAGATGGCGGCCTCGTCGAGGACCGGGTTGTCGCGGCGAGGGACAGGCCGGCCGGTCTTCTGGAACCAGATCTCGAGCGGGCTGGTGTAGGGGTTGAGGCCGCAGATGGCGGCCATGTCGGAGCCTCCGATGCCCCCTTGGCGGGCGGCGTGCCAGTCCTCTCTGGGTGCTCCGGGCTCGAGGATGACCGTCGCCCCGGTCGGGTAAGTGAGTGGCGGCGAGAAGCTCGCCTGCTCTGTGGTGCTCATGTGCCGTGCCTTTCGGGTGCAGTGATGGGGACCCGCCGAGCCCGGGCGGGGGGTTCGGGCTCGGCGGGCCTGGGTGCCGTGGCGCGCGAAGGGGGGCGCTGCACCACAGCGGTCAGGGGGCTGTCAGGCGACGATTCCGGCGGCCGTCGCTGCGGCGAGCCAGCCCGCGTACTCGTGCGTGATGCCGTCGTACAGGTCGGCGTCCGTCACCTGGTGCGGGTTCGCGGCGTGGAAGAACGACGCGTTGTCGACAGCCCTGCCGCGAAGGTCGTCGAGCTTCTCCAGGAAGTGGATGTTGTTTCCGAACCCGACGAACGCCCAGAAGATCGGCAGCCGGGAGGCGTCACGGAGCATCCGCTCGGCTGCGCCACGGTCGTCGGGGGACCCGTCCGTCTGGAAGATCACGAACGCGGGGTCTGTGGCACCGGACCGCTGGTGCTCGTCGATGACGGCCTGCATGGCGGCCACGTAGTTGGTGGACCCCCAGCGGACCGCGGGGTGGGTGCGGTCGACGATCCCCGCGTAGTTGTCGAGGCGGGCGTCGAGCATGGGCTCGGCGGTCGATCCGAAGTAGCCGATGGGGACGGTGCCGTCGTCGTCGAGGTTCGCGGACAGGCCGAGCGCCTGCTCGGCGAGGCGCTGCACTGACCCGTCGCGGTAGAAGCTGGTCATGCTCCCGGAGTGGTCGAGGACCAGGTATACGGCGGCGCGCTGCCCGGTGAGCCCGGACTTCTCCAGGCTGACGGCGGCGGTCTTGGTCAGGTTGACGAGGCCGGCGGGCACCTTGTCGAAGCTGATCGCCGGACCGGTGCTGGTCGGGGTGGGGAGCGGGGCGCTGGGGGTCTTACGGAACACGGTGATCTCCTTGTTGGGGTGCTGGGTGGGCGCCCGCCGACTTGTCCTCGGCGGGTGCGGTACGTGGTGAGGGCGCGCTGTGGGGGTCGGTGACATCCGCGACAGCGCGCCCGGTCAGGGGGTGGCGCCGAAGAGGGTCGACGTGATGGGCTTGGCGAGCCGGGTCACGCACAGTTCGGCGTGGTCGGCTTCGCGCTCGATACCGATGGCGGGGAACCCTTCGATGAGGGCCGCTTCCAGCGTGGTGCCGGAGCCGACGAACGGATCGAGGACGGCTCCGCCGGGCGGGGTGACGAGCCGGATCAGCCACCGCATCAGGGCGAGCGGTTTGACCGTGGTGTGCGCGGTGCCGTCCGCCAGCCGGGGACGCTCTGAGGCCGGGGCCTTCGCCTCGTAGCGGAAGACGGTGAAGAAGCGGGATGCGCCGCCCTTGTCGCCGTGTGTCGGGCGTTCGGTCCGGGCCATGCCGCGCGAGGTCGCGTCCTGCGCGTACAGGCTCGTGGACTTGAAGGCGCCCCCGGCCTTGCCCTTTGCTGCGCTGGTGCTGCCCCCGCTCTGCGCGTCCATCTCCGCGACGGGGCAGCCGGGTACGCACCCGTCTGCGCACGCGTCTCCCACGACCTGCCCGTCGTCATCGAGGAGCGGCGGGTGGGTGAGGATCACGTTCGTCGGCCAACGGCCCGCAACGTGCGCGGAGTCCTCCCGGGCCCCGGTCCGTTCGCCGCCGGTGTCGCCGTTGCGGGGACTGTCGATGCCCACCACGGACGCGCACTTCTGCCGGTAGTCCTGCCCGGCGACGGTCCGACAGTCGTCGATGTTGAGGGCCCCGGTGCCGTGCTGAAGGACGTTCACGACGACGGTCCCGGAGAGCGGCCTACGGGCGAGAACGATGGGCTCGTGGGCGGGCTTGAGTGCCGTGCCCCACCCGTCCCAGCGGGCCGCATCGGCGGTGGCCGGGGCGGTGATCTGGCGTTCCCCCTCGTTGCCTTTCGCCATTCTCGTAGGGGCCCGGCCGTCCGCCTGCCAGGAACCGGCCGACCGGTTAGCGCTATGCGCGCTTGCCCCTACTACCTCGCGCTGCGCCCCGGCCGCCTTGTCGATGGCCTTGGAAACATCGTGTGATTTCGGGAAGCCACTGCCGTAGATCCAGTCGATGCTGTCGCGGATCTCGAACCCGGCGATGCGGATCGACAGCGTCATCAGGTCCACGGTGCGGGCACCAGCGAACGCCAGCACGTGACCGCCCGGCTTCAGGACCCGTAGGCACTCGTCCCACACACCAGGCGGTGGCACGAAACGATCCCACTCGCGGCCCATGAACCCGCGCCCATCCGGCACGTGCGTCCGGTCGCCTGCCATCCATGCGGCTATCGCTGACAGAACCGTCGCGGCTGCCAACTCGGTCAACCCGTAGGGCGGGTCGGTGACGATGGAGTCCACGGACGCGTCGGCCAGGGTGGGCAGCACGGTGAGGCAGTCGCCGAGGTACAGGGTGATCCCGGCGTCCGTGTCCTCCCAGTAGGCGTCCACTACGCCACCCCTGCCTGCTCGTTGCGGCGGCCCCAGGTGGTGCGTGCGGGGTCGGTGCTGGCGCGGCCCTGGCCGAACGCCTCGGCGAGCGTCTTGACGATCGGGACGGGCACGGTGACCGCGTCGCCGGGGTCGATGTCGCGGTGGCCGAGCTGGGTGACGTCGACGGACTGGACGTTGGCCTTGAACTGGCGGAGCGCGATCAGTTCTTCGTCCTTAGCGGCGAGCTGCTGCTCGGCTGCGGTGGCACGGTGTTCGGCTTCGTCGTAGCGGACGGCCTTGGCGTTGATGTCGTCGCGGATGTCGTGGGCTTCGTCGAGCTGCAGGCGGAGCCCCCCGGCGAGGAGCAGGGCCCCGTCGAGGCGGAACGCCGCGTTGTCCAGCGCCGCCTCCAGTTCGGCGACCCGCGGCCGGAGTGTGTTCAGCTCCTTGCCCTGCACGCCGGCGAGTGCGGCGAGGCCCAACCACGACAGCTTCCGGTGCCGGGCGACGGCCTTCACGGTGTCTACGGTGCTCACAGTTCCGCCGCCTTCCGCTGGTCCTGCTGGGTACGGGAGTTGGCGCAGGTGGTTGCCGCCGTCAGCGCGTCGAACGTCTGGACGTCCCCGACATCGAGCGCGGACCGGATCATTCGCAGCGCCGTGTCGGCGGGCAGATCGCCCGAGTCCCACAGGCAGATGACGACCTCGGCCAGGTTCCGTTTCGCCGCGATGTGCCGGGCGGAGCGGGCGTAGAAGTCGCGGGATTCTGTGGTGTCCGCGAGCTCCTTAGCCAGCCGGGCAACCTCTGCGTCGAGGCGCAGCGTCTGAGCCTCACGGATCCGGGCGATCTCGACAGCCTCAGCGATCTCGCCGCAGGTGCAGGTCTCAGTGCTCATGATCGGTTCCCCCTGGTGCGGTCGTATGCGGTGAGCCCGAGGACGGCGAGCAACATGGCGCGGTCGTCTTCATCACGGGCGTGGGCGCGGACGGTGCGGGCTGCGGCGGCCATGTCGCGGGCCTCCAGCTCGCTGGTGCCGATGAGCGTGGCTTCCGTGGCGACGATCTCCGGGCCGATGCCGTGGGTGCGGCGGATGCTCATGCGGTCCCCCCGGTGCGGCGGAGTGTCGGGGCGGGCGGCTTGTGCCGGTGGTTTTTCGTGTCGACGCGGGCCGCCCAGGCGTCGAGGTCGGTCTCGACGTGGCCGGAGTTGTAGCTGTCCTCGAAGTCGGGGTCGCGGTTGGTGACGTGGAGCGCCCGGACCAGCCCGGCGCCTAGCCGCTGCTGAACGGCCGGGTCGGCGTCGGGGAGGTCGCATAGGGCGGCGGCCAGGATGGTCGTCTCGGGGCGGAGGATCGTCATGCCGCCCTCCGCCTGCGCTGGTTGTGGATGACGTCCATGAGCGCCTCGTAGTGCTCGCGCTCGCAGGGCTGCCAGCCCGCCTCCCGGCCGTGCTCGGCGAGGAACCGGTGGTCGGCCTGGGCGAGTTGGAAAACTTCGAGGTCAGCGGCGGGGAGCTTCGTGAGGGTGACCATCACGCCGCCGCCTTCACTGCTGCGGCCTGCTTGGCGACGGCTGCTCGTACTCCGTCGCGCCACTCGCTGACGGCCGCAACCAGCCGATCAGCTCCGGCTACTGCGTCCTCGTCATCGAACGCGGCGAGGAGGGTCACAGCGATCTGGTGGCCCGGGTTCAGGAAGGTGAGTGCCGGGGCTGCGTTGGTGTAGTCGTCGTGCTCGATGCGGATGTCCGTGCCGACGCGGAGCCGGAAGGTGGCGGTCATGCGGCCACCGCCTGACGTGCGGCGTCGTACTGGCGGATGCCGAACAGGATGGCGTGGCAGGCGAACAGGTACTCCCACGAGAAGTCCTCGAAGTCCTTCTCCCAGTCGTTCGGGAAGCGCAGCCGGTAGTCGCCGTGGCGGAACGAGGCAACCGCGTACTCGGCGGTGCCCCGGTACTCCAGGCTGTGCTCGTCCGAGTGCAGGATCTGCTTGCCGACCGCTTCGACCAGACCCGGATGGCGACTCTCGCCCTTTGCGGCCTCGCCGATCACCCAGGTGCGGAAGAGGTCCTCCGACCAGTCCTGAACCTTCCCGGCAGTCACCTTCTCCTGCCAGTAGCCGGGGTTGATGCCGCCGCTGCTCGAACCCCGGAACACGTCGAAGATGTCCTTGGTCGGGTAGATCGAGAAGCCGAAGCTGAAGCCGTCGCCGCGCAGGAACGCGTTGTGCGGCCAGGTGATCAGGTCGAAGCGGTAGAAGCCGCCGTCAGGGTCGGCGAACACGAGGTGCCGGTACAGGCCGTCGTCGTGCAGGACGGTCATCTCGTGGCCACGGGTCTCGCGGGCGAAGCGGGCAGCCGCCTCGGGGTAGTCGGTCATGCCGGGCCTCCAGCCGATGCGCGGTGTACCCAGGAGGCGATGGTGAGGACCGTCGAGGACTCCCACCCGGCGAGCCAGGCGAGCGTCGACAGGTCATAGGCGCCCAGCTCGACTCCGGCTTGCGCCAGCACGTGGTGCAGGACCGCCGTGTTGCCGTTGCCGTCCAGCCACGGCCCCGGTGAGGACTCCACCGGCCCTGACGGGACGTCGGGGAGATTCGGTTCAGTGCTCATCGGACGCCTCCGGTGGCGTGTAGTTGCGGCCCCGCAGGTCGGGGTCGATGTCGAGGAAGTCGTGCCAGTCGACGAGGAGATAGGACGACGGGGACTCTCCGCGCTCGGCGAGGTGCTGCTCGGCGTGCGCCCGCAGCTCCGCGATCTGCTGCTCCAGCGAGGCCTGCGGTACGTCCAGGCGGGCGATGTCGGCGGCAGTCATCGGGACGCCTCCGTCGCTTGGGTGAGGACCTCGGCACACTCGGGGCCAATGTCGCGCCCGTCGATCCGCCGCCACCCCTCAGAGCGAGCCCGGCGGCGCAGTTCGACGGCGGCCTCCCAGGGGAATCCCTGCTCCGTCTCGCCGCACAGTGAGATGTCGTTGCGGAGGGCGTGCCCCTCGCAGTCCAGGAAGCGGACAGTTCGCACACTCATGAGGTCGCCTCCTCGGTCTGGCGGCGCAGGTTGTCAGCTCGGGCGCTCATCGGACTTCACCGGCCCGTCGGGTCAGCAGCTCGACGGCCTCACGCAGCCCGGCAATGTGCTGCGGGGTGTGGGTGAAATCGGCGTCGCACGCCCGGTCCTCGATCAGAGCAGCAGCAGCCAGGTAGGTGTCCGGAGTCCGGCGGGCCAGCTCGGCGCGCAGGCGGTCGACCTCGGCGAGAGTGGCGGCCACGATCTCGGCGCGGTAGGCATCGATCCGTGCGCTCGCCCGGTCGGATCGCTCCGGAGAGTGCGGGCCGCCCACCATCAGCGCGGCATACAAGGCCTTGCGGGCGCTCATGACGTCACCGCCGATGCGGGGATGAAGCGAGCGTTGTCGGGGTAGCGCTCGCGCCACTTCGGCGGGATCACGCCCTGGTACCAGAGATCCCGAGTGGCAACTGTGCGGCCGTCGAAGAACTCGATGTCGAAGCGGTGCCCACTGAATCCCTTGAAGGTGTCGCCGGGGCGGTCGTCACCGAGGATGTAGTGCGTCCCGTCGACCACAACCCGCTTCGTCGGGTCGTCGCCGTCACGGGTGCCGCCCGGACCCCAGAACGAGTCGTTATGGTCGACAGACCGCTCGACAGCCACGGTGATCGTGTAGACCGTGTCGGAACCGTCCGGCTGACCCACTGTGTAAGCGGCGTGCATCGCACTGCCGCCCAAGCCGTCCTCGGTGAACTCCCCGATGCTCCGGGACGTGCCACCCGTCCCCTCCGGCAGGTCGGCGACCAGCGTGAGGATGGACTGCCAGGAGGCGTGACGGACCGGGTGGGTCACCCGGCAGCCATCCTCGTGGACAACTTCGCCGTCGACCGTGCGCGGGCCGAACATGCAGCTGCACTTCACGGCGTTCATGCCGCACCTCCGACGAGCTGGCGGGCCAGTGCTGCGATGTCCGCGACGAGGGCGGCAGGCGCGGGGATCGAGACCGCGGCCAGGTCCTCGTACTCATCCAGGCGGCCCCGGAGGAGGACCCGCATGTCGTTGTCCCGCTCGAACCGGGCCAACTCCTCGCGGTCACTCACCATCGCCGACCAGTACGTGTAGAACAGGGCGTTCAGCGCGGCCGGACGGTCCCTCTCGGGCAGGCGGTCCCAGGCGTGGCGGCCGATGTCCTCGACCTGGAAGCCCTCCGGACGGGTCTCCGTCAGAAAGTCCTCGGCGGCATCGAACGACGCCTCCCACACGGACAGCTCAGGGATGTCTTCGACCAGGCCGAAGAAGGCGGCAGGGTCAGGGTTCTGGTTGGATGGAGACACGACGGTCTTCTTTCGCTTGCAGGTAGTTGCAGGTGAGGGAGTCCTCTAGGCCCCGGCTGCCGGTCTCTGACCACCGGTGGTTGGGGCTGTTTGCCGCGTCAGGCGGCAGGTACGAGCGGCTTGGCGGTGGAGCGGCGGGGCTCCGGCGGCCGGCCCTCGGCGCGGGCCTCTACTGCCGCCGCGTACTCCCGGCCGCCCTGCTCTGCGATCCAGGCGTCTATGTCCTCGATGAACGCGGCGACGGGCTTGCCGAGAAGGAACGACTTCGGCCCTTTGTCGGCCATCCGCCACTTCCGGAAGGTGTTCGGGGAGATGCCCAGACGGGTCGCGATTCCGGGGAGGAGTACTTCACCGGTCTCGGGGTCCGTGTAGTCGTAGATCCAGACAACCCCGGGCGGGGGCTTCTGCTGGGCCAACTTCCTGGTCTTCGTCACTGGGGTACTCCTGGGGGTGGGGGCGGGGGCAGCGCATCTGACTTTCGACTGCGGTCTTGATCCGATTCGTTCTGTTCTGGAGACGCTGGGGGCGCGAAAAGCACCAGTACGGCGACGCCGGTGACCTCCGCGATGCGGTGGGCGACTTCGATGGGGCAGTCGGTGAGCTTGCCGGTGAGGAGGTGTCCGATCAGGCTGTGGTAGCTGAGTCCGATCTCCTTGGCGAGCTCTCGCGTGCTGTAGGGCACCCCTCTCCCGGGGTGATCCATCACCCATCTCAGGATGTGTGGGGCGCGGAGGTTATAGCGGACGTTCAAAGGATCTCCATCGGAACGGTGCGGCTCTCGATGGGAACAGTGAATCAGATCAAACCCGCTGCGTCTACAGATCCGAACGGCCGGAAGTGAAGTTTCCCTGAACCGACCGCTTAGTTACCATCAACCTGTAGACGATTCGTCTTTGTGCGTCGATGGTTGTACGGCCTGGCCTGCCATTTGTAGAGTCAGCGCGGACTACACGAGAGACAGTCGGTGTGAATGAGACCCGAGGAGACAGCGGCATGGAGGCACCTGCCCCCACCCCCACCCGCGACGACACCACGTCCGGTCTTCCCGACAACCTTGTCAGGGACATGGACCGCGACGCCCTGAGCCAGATGATCCGCGAGATCAACGACGACGGGCGCGGCGTCTCCTACCGGCAGATGGCCGACCGCTCGGCAGCAGCCGGCGTCCCGCTGTCCAAGCCGTATTTCCAGAAGATGGCCACGAACTCCATTGCCACCGCCCCCACTCCTGAGCGACTGGAAGCCATCTCCTTCGGCCTCCAGAGGCCGCTCACCGTGGTGCAGCGCGCCGCCGCGATCCAGTTTCTGAACTACAAGGCCACTGAGCTCGCCGGCTACGACGAGGACGTGCGCGTCATCGTCGCCCACCTCGCGGGCATGGAGAAGGGTGAGATCCGCCGCTGGAAGGCGATGATCGAGGCCGACGAGCGCGCAAAACGGGACGCCGAATAGTCATACAAGTCGCTGGCCTGCGGTTCTACTTGATGCCTGAACTGGATCCATAACAGACCGTTGAAGACCGACCCAAGTCGGGTTATGTTTCCGGGTCCGGACACTTTCACCACAGGGGTCCCCCACCTCCCTGATTGCCCCAGAGGGGGTAGATCGTGCTCAATATCAACTTCGAGTTGTCGGCCAGCCTTTCCGAGGACGCGCCCGTCCGTATCAAGGAAGGCCGGGGGTGGGTGAACTACGAGCTCGCCGGCGGACTGTTCCTCCCGGAAGGGGTAGCGGCTCTCAATTCGGCCGTCACGCAGCTCCTCGCCGGGGGACAGTGGTTCCAACTGTGGCGTGGCGAGGTCATAACGGCGCGCTCACCGGCGTTCAAGGGGGCGCGTCATGGCCGGGTATATCGAGGACCGCTGGTACAAGAAGGGCCCCGCAGACCCTGAGACGGGCAAGCCGACCCGGGTTCCCACGGACCGGCACGGCAAGGGCAAACGCTGGCGGGTCGCCGGGATCCCCGGAGTGCGCGACCGTTCGTTCACCAAGGAAGTCCCGGCCAAGGCCTGGTTGAAGGCGTCCGCCACCGACTCGACCCGCGGCACGTTCTACGACCCGCGGGACGGCAACATCACCCTCGACGAGTACGTGCGCAAAACGTGGTGGCCGAACCTGCGGGTGCCTCCGACGACCAAGGAGTCGATGCGCCCGCGAGTGTTCAAGCACATCCTGCCGCACATGGGCAGCATGCCTCTGAACCGCATCGGCTCGGACGAGATCAAGGGTTGGTTGATCCGGGTCGAGGAGGATGTCGACGTCAACACGGTGCGCACCACGTGGCGGTACTTCTCGTCGATTCTCCAGGCCGCGCACAAGGCGAAGCGGATTGCGGAGAACCCTTTCCGCGACGAGGACTTGTCGCCGCCTGCGTCACCACCGTCGACGGCAAAGGCCTGGTCGCCAGAGACTGTGGCCGCTGTGCGAGCTGGGCTCGATGCGCGTTACCGGATCCTGCTGGACCTGGGCGTGGCGGCCGGCCTCCGTCAGGGCGAATGCTTCGGCTTCTCCCCCGACGACATCGACGGTGAGATCATCCATGTCCGTCGGCAGATCGTGAAGGTCGGGGGGAAGCTGGCGTTCGCCCCGCCGAAGCGGGGGAAGCTGCGTGACGCACCGTGCCCTGTAGAGCTCGCCGCGGCGGTGAAGGAGTACGCGAACTCGTACCCCACGGTCGAGGTGACGCTGCGCTGGGTTGACCCCGACCGGCCGAACATCGCGTGGACGAGCCGGCCGATGCGGACAGTACGTCTTCTTGTGGTCACCTCCAGGATCAACGGCGGCGCCGGGGGCGCGATCAACCGGTCGACCTTCGATGAGAAGCAGTGGAAGCCGGCGCTCGGCCGGGCGGGTGTGCTGCCCGAGCCGACGGTCGTGGAGAGCGTGACGGCGAAGGGCAAGCGCGCGCTGCGCAAGAAGTGGGCCATGCCGCGGGAGGACGGGTTTCACGTCACCCGCCATACGTTCTCGTCGATCGTGCTGGCGGCCGGTGAGACGATCACTCAGCTGGCGTCGTGGCTCGGCCATGGAGATCCGGCGTTCACGTTGCGGACCTACGCCCACTTCTTGCCGACGTCTGGGACAATGGGGCTGACGGCGCTCGGCCGGTGGCTCACCCCCGACGTCGGCTCGGATGACGCCGGTGGAGCGGATGAGGCGCCCGAGGACTCCATTTAGAAATGGATCTCCCCAGATTCTCCCCAGCACCCCAGTTGATCTAGGAACTCGGCAAGAGTTCCCAGGTCAGAGGTTCAGACAGCGGACGAGTCGGCCTGTACGCCGGGTTTTGTTAGCCGTGCATCCTGGGCCTGCGGGTTCCCCTCAATCGTTTTGCGGGATGGTGCTGAACTGCCCTTTTGACTGTTCCGATGCGTTGCGTTGAGTTCCGATGGTGGGTCGTTGGGTTCCGATCCACCTCTCCCCAGGTGCCGCCCACCCCCAGATTCTCCCCAGGCGCTCCCCAGAAACGGGCCCTCCGCCAGGGTGTCTCCAGCGGAAAGCCGCCTCGCGGTCTGCGGGGCGGCGTGATGGGCGGGGTGTCTCTACGATGCGCCGAGTAGGCCCGGCTCGTACACCTCTCCCTTGCGGAGGGCGTGCCGCCAGCGCTCGGTCTCGAGGATGATGACGCAGCTGCCGCAGGCGCTCAGCCGGTAGACGTCGCCGGAGGGGGTGACGATGTCGTCGATGTGCGTGACGAACACGTCGTCCTCGCTGCAGCGGAAGCACGACCCGGTCGTCCAGGGGTAGAGGGCGAGGATTGCGTCGGGGGTCATCGGTGTCTCTCCGTCGGCGTGGACCGCCGCGGCAGGAGCGGCGGTCCCGTGTGGGCGCGCCGGCCTGAGCCAGAGCGCTACCAAATTTCCCTGTCCAACGGATGCGGTTCCCACGTGGTTGTTCATCCTTTCGAGTGAACGCACGTTCGATTTATGGACACTAGCCCCAGCCCTGCGGCATATGCCAGAGCGCCGCAGGGCTGGAGCGGTATGGGTGGTGAGACCGGGCGGCGGGGTCTGGGGCGCCCGGTCAGCTCTTCATGATCGAAAGATGCCGCAAATCTGCTGCTGACATAAGATCATCTGCGGTCGAGCGTTTGTCTGATGCCAGCCGACCAGCCGCAGTGGATCCTCGATGCCCGACGGGCCATCGGCGACCGCGTGCGCGTGCGCCGGCTGTACCTCGACATGACCCAGGAGCGGCTTGCCGAGCTGTCGGAGTTGGACCGCAGCACGATTCAGCGCATCGAGTACGGCGGGGAGTCGAAGACCAGCCACTTGTTGCGGATCGCGCGTGCGCTGCGGGTGCACGTGAAGGACCTCCTGAGCTGACATGCATGGACGCGCGCACCGGGGTCCGGGGTGCATGAGCTGACTGGGGAGTCAGCTTCTTTGCCTTGACCATTCCTTGTTGTGACGGTAAGCGCAAGGGCGCCTACATGCAGATATATGCACACGGCACTCAGGGGGTGTGAACTGATCGCGCACCGTATAAACCGCTGGCCAGAGCCTTCATCAACAGCAGAGGTCTAGGCCACCGGTGAAGCGGTTGACCCCGCCCGCGGGACCGCCGTCGGACGCGCGGGCGGGGAGTTCAGGGGCGCGGCCTGCGATGGCAGGGGCAGGCGCAGTGCAGGACCTGAACGGGTATCCCGCCACCGGGCGCAGGGGTGGCGCAGGGTCCGTGGCAGAGGCGGTGTCCGTCCGGCCAGTCGGTGCCCGCGGCCCGGCATTCGGGGCTGCGGTACCCGGTGGGGGCGCTCACCGGGAGGCCTCACGGGCCTGGCGTACCTGACGGGCCGCCGCGATCTCCTCATCGGTCGCCCGGCGTACAGCGTAGGTGCGGACCGTGGCCTCGGCGCGCGCGAACACGGCGCGCAGCAGTCCGTCGCCGAGGTCCATGATGACCTCGCCGGCGCCGCGCCCGTAGTCCTCACTGAACACCCAGTCGCCGATCTTGTAGCCCTCGGTCATGACGCCTCCGGGACCAAGTGGTGCTGTTCCCTGCACGGGGTGCACGCGTACAGGCGGGCCCCGGACGCCGACGCCTGCTCGATGATCTGGACCAGGACCGCGGTCTCGGATGCGCCTTTGTGCCAGTGGCACCACCCGGTGGCGGGCTCTGCCGCGTGCGCGGGGCGGTGGGTAGTCTGCTTCATGGCGGCGCTCCTCCGGTGTCGTCCGTACCCCCGGGCCGCGTCATCGGTCGCGGGGGCAATTCGTCCCGCAACCTTACTGCGGCATACCGCGCCATGGCGATGGTTGCTGCGGTCGCGCGGCAGGGTGCGGGATGGCACGGTCTGGATCATGAGCGGAGAGTTGGACCGGACGCGGGCGATGTGGCGGCAGGTCGTCGCGATCGTCATTGCACGGATCGAGGACGGCACCTATCCGCCGGGGAGCCGTGTCCCGTCGACGCTTGGTCTGGCCACCGAGCTGGGGATCGCCAGTTCCACCAGCCAGAAAGCCTTGGCGCATCTGCGTGCGGAGGGGTGGCTGCGTGGCGAGAGCGGCATCGGGACGTTCGTGGTTGACCACCCGCCGCGGGCCTGACGAAAGCCCCAACCCGGCATATGCCGTCTCGTCTGCGACGCCCTGATCTGCGGCCCGCCGTCGTATTCTTGATCCATGCCCCCCACCCCCACCTCGTCTGGCCCTTCACGGCCGTCGTCCGTGTGGAATGAGGCGATCCGCGTGTTCCTGCGGTCCCGGCACGGGCGGTCGCTGTCGTCGGTGGAGCGGGTGGAGTACGAGCGGTTGCGGCACGGGTACACGGAGGCGTGGAAGGCCGAGGTCGGGCGCGCGGCGTGAGCCTCCGCCTCTGAGGTGGCTCGGATTAAGCGGCGCGGCGGATGGTCTGACGTCCGGTAAGGGCGTTGACGTCGGCGACGACGAGGGTCTTGGCCAGGTCCTGGAGCCACCGCTCGCCGCCACCAGTGTGGGTGATTCCGGCGTCGGTCATCTCCGCGAGCAGATCCAGCAGCTGCCACGGGGACATCGCGTTGATGTACTGGCAGATGAGCCCGCCGAGCCGTCCGGTCGTGATGTGCGAGTCGTAGGACCGCAGCGCGCCGAAGGCCGGACGGATGGCGTTGATCAGGTCCTCGCTGTATCCGTACTCGGTTCCGCTGGTGACCAGTTCCATTCCAAGGCGCAGGATCTCTGCGTGGAGGTCGGCGCCTTTGCGGTAGCGGCGGGTGGTGGCGCCGATGGCGAGGTAGCGGCGCATGTCTCGGGCGAACCTCTGCCCGTCGGTGAGCCCGGCCCGGATGGTCGCGGCGCGGGCTGCCTTGCGCTCCTGGTCGACGAGGTTGTCGAGGGCTTCCTGCGGGGTGTCGGCACCGGTGGGGTAGCTGCCCGTGCGGCTGGCTCCCCACAGGCCGGTCGGGAGGATGTGGAGGGTGATGCCGTCGGCGGTCCAGGAGTTCCAGCTGGACTCGACCAGGGCAAGCGGCTCACCGTTGTAGGTGACGGTCCCCAGGTTGGTCATGGTCTGCGTCATTTCCGTCTCCCCTGCTCGCCGCTTGGTGTACGTACACCGTAACCCGGGGCGTACGTACACCACAACCCCTTTGGGCTAGCTTTTTGTACGTACACCCGGTTAGCATCGACGCATGCCAAACGCCCCGCGCACTCAGCACCGATCCGTCCGGATCTCCGACGAGGACTGGAAGGAGCTGGCCGAGCGTGCACCCGGCGGCGACCGGTCGGCGGCCATCAAGGAACTCGTCGCCTGGTACCTGCGACGCCCCGGCGCGAAGCTGCCTCATCGACCCGAGATGGAGGCCAGCGGAGAAGCGGACCGGTGAACCGTCACGCCCGCTGCCAACACAAGAAGTACCAGCTCAGCTGCGCCGACTACGAGGCTCTACAAGTGCGTGCACAACGGTGCTGCGAAATCTGCGGCACCCCGGGCACCGAGACACCGCACGGATTTCTCGTGATTGACCACGACGCGACAGCCGGCGACTGGGCGGTTCGCGGACTGCTGTGCTCTCGCTGCAACACGATGCTCGACTCGCACGTCCACGTTCTGGAACAGGGGGCCGTGAAGCGCTACCTGTCCGAACCCTGGTACAAGGTAATGCTCTGCGGCCACGGCCCAACCTGGGATCGCATGCCCGAACCTTCCGAGGGGGTCGAGGTTCGGACGCGTCAAGGTAGGGTCTGGCGCCGACAGGGCGAGAGGTGGGTGCGATTCAACGCGCATGATCGCACTCTGGCGAAAACAACTTGGGCGGCCCTGTGGCGACGGCACGGCCCACACCTGCAGCTCGTTGCCTGACGTCGCGCGCATCACCGGATGGACGCGCGAGCAGCTCAGGCTGCTGAAGAAGGCCGCCAACGGGCCCGTCGCCTGAGCCTCTGCCCCGGTGTCAGTGCCCCCGTTTATGATCCCCGGCTGTGACTATTGAGATCCCTGATCATGTGATGAAGCTGGCGCGCGAGGCCGAGGCGGCGCGGGTGAAAGCCCTGTCCGAGCCGTACTCGCGGGAGGGTTGGGCGCCGTGGCTGGAGGCGGCCGAGGCGTTCCTACGGAGCGCTGGGAACACCGAGCTGGAGATGGCGGCGAAGAAAGCGGCGCGGGAGACGTGAGCTACGGCCGCCCACCGTAGTAGCCGTCGAGCTGGACGTTCAGTTCGGCCAGGTCGGGGTGCATGCCGAGATCACGGTCGAAACCTCCCTGCATGATCGCAGCGAAGTTCCGCATGGGCTTCGTCGCCTTGACCATTTCAGCCGCCATGTCCTCACGCGCGGCGGCAGCACGGTGGGCGGCTGCCTTGAGCCGGTGCGCGCGCTCCCAGAATTCGTACCGGTCCATCTACAGCGCCGAGTTGAACGTCGACACCCGCAGAGAACGGCCCGTGGACGCGGGGAGGATCCGGCCGAGCTGCCGGGCCGCGACAGCGCCACGGACATCGATCTCGGTCAGCGGGACACGCTGGCGGGCTCCGCGAAGGGTCTGTGTCGTCATGGGTTCATGATGCCGGAACGGTGGTCACAGCGCCGGGCGTTCATCGCTGATGCCGAGCTCCCGCTCAAGCCGCCGGATCTTCGGGTAGTCGGGCCGCACGCGACCAACCTCAGGCGGGACGGTGCCCAGCATGCGAGCCCACAGAAGGTGCGGCCATCGCAACCAGAGCGGCGCACCATACCGCGCACCGAAATAGACGCACGCAGCGCAGTAGATCAGCTCGGCGGGCAGGATGAACCAGAGGAACGGCGGCATGCGCCCATGATGCCTGAGCGCCCCGCCCCCGGGCGCTGAACCGGTGACGGGGCGACCTCGCAGCCAGCGAGCAACCCCCACTCTGGCTAGGGGTTGTTGATGCCTCCAGAGTAGAGGCGGGGACGACAACGGCGGTGCGGCGGGTCAGGCGGTGCGGCGAATCTTGGCCAGCGCGTCGCCGAACTGGATCCGAGGCGGCGCGACCATCATGCGCGCGGCGGCCTCCGCTATCGGCCGCACGACCTCAGCCGCCCTCGCGAGTGCGAGGTTCGCCTGCTCGGCCAGCTTGAGCGTGGCCTCGGAGACCTGCACCGGCTGCGGCGGGTAGTGGCGGTCGATCTGCCGGAGCGCACGGTCGGCGTTGGGGTACGGGCGGTACGGCACGGCGTCCTCCTGGGGTGTCCGGCCAGTGTGGCAGGCGGGCGGGGGTGTGCGGGCTCGGATGGTGGTGGATCGCCGTGACCGTAGACTCGAACACATGATCGAACCATCCGCCGAGGAGCGACTCACCGCGCTCCGTCTCCTGCGCCGCGTCCAGGTTGATGACCTCGCCCGCACCGACCGGTGGATCGCCCAAGCCGAACAGCAACTTGCCGACCAGCAGAAACCCAAGCCCCCGCCGGAACCAACGCGCGCCCCGCTGCCCCGGCCGCCTTACGTCACCCAGACCCGCCACGGCCGGCCGCCCATCCTCCACGGGCCCGACTGCTGGGTACGCGACGACGGGATCGGGACGCTCGCCATCGACGCCGACAGCGCGCGGGAGGGGCTCGCCGGCGCGGTCATCGAAGCGTGCGACGTGTGCACGCCGGAGGCTGAGCTCGGGATGCCCTGAACGAGTGAGAGGCGCACCCTGGAGGTATGTACATGCGGCGCAAGTAAGTAGGTGACGGCCGTGGCCTCGGACATCCCCTGGACAGCAGTGGTGGGTGTTGCTGTGGCGGCATCCGCGCTGGCGGCCACCCTGGTCTCGTTTGCGTGGCAGACCATGATCTGGAAGTGGAGCGGATCGAGGCCGAAGGTGTCGGCGTCCCCTGGCGCCGCCTTCGGTGGCGGAGCCCCGCCGCAGATCCTGGTCTTCATCGAGGCCCGCAATAAAGGCCGGGGGGCGTGCCAGATCACGCAAGCCTTCTTCGCTACGCGGACTGGCATGAAGATTGTCGCCCTGCACCCACTGCCCGGGTCTGCCGCGCTCCCGATGACCCTGGAGGGACAGCACGCGGCCAAGTGGATGTTCGATGCGCATGAGGTGCGCGCCACCGCCAGGCAGCAAGGGGTAGACGAGCTCCGTCCGGTTGTGACGAAGGGGTCTGGGGAGTTGTGCTGCGGAGCGTGGAGCGGCCTCGACCAGTTGCTTCACACGAAGAAGTGATTCACAGCCCGATGTCGTCGCTGGCGGCGTCGGTCCATTTGTCGGCTTCGCGAATGTACCCCCAGAACGCTGGCGAGTTCTGAGCGTGACCGGACTGTTCGCGGATCTTCTCCTCGCGCTTCCCTGCCCGCCGTGACGTGGTGATGAATCCGGCGCGCATGCTGTGGCCGGTCAGGCGGACGGCTACGCCTGCGCGTTCGGCGTTGCGGGCGATGATGTCGCGGATGGATTCGGCGGTGAGGTGCCGGTCGGCGATGTTGCCCCAGGTGTCGATGGCGCGGAAGGCGGCTCCGGTGGTGATGCCGCTGGCGGCTTGCCAGGTGGACCAGGCGCGGACGGGGCAGGTGTCGGGGTTTTTGCCGTACATGACGACGACTTCGCGGGCGGGTCTGCCTTTGACGCCGGGGACGCGGACTTTGAGGCCTTCGCTGTGGAGGTTGATGCCGTCGGTGCGGAGGGCGGCGACTTCGGCGGAGCGGCCTGCGATGAAGAACGCCATGAGCCAGAGGGCGCGGTCGCGGATGCCGGTGAGGTTGTCGGGTATGGCGGCGGCCATTTGTCGGAGTTGGTCGGGGGTGGCGGCTTTCGCGGCACCTCGTCCGCGTGCGATGCGGTCTTCGTCGGCCTTCAGTGGCTTGAGGGCTTTGCGTGCGGCGACGGTGGCTTCCTTGGGGACTTCGACTCCGAGTCCGCGCGCGGTGACGGTGACTCCGGTGATCCTGCGGTCGATGCTGCTGGGTGCGGCGAGTTCGACGGTGTCGAGCCAGACGACGAATCCGACGAGCGTGCCTTTGGTGACGGCGGTCAACGGCAGTTCGTGGGCGGTGCGTTCGGCGAGCCAGGCGTGGAACTTCTTCCAGAGGTTCCAGTCGTTCTCGTATCCGCGTCTGGTGTTGTTGGGGATGATCCTGTCGAGATGTTCGTCAGCAGCCTTCTCGATGGCGGCGAGGACGGCGAGCGTCGCAGCGTCGTAGACGGCGGGGGTCGCGTCCGGCTGGCGCGGGACGAGGCTGGTCACGCTTCCGCCTTTGCAGTGGCCCGCAGGCAGGCGCGGCAGGTGACGGCGATGTCGTCCGTCCCGGACAACGGCCGGTCGACGGCACGTCCGCGCATGTCCTCCAAGAGGATGCGCTTGCCGCAGGCCGTGGCCATCATCGGCTGCGCGTGCGGGATGGGTACATCGTGAACGCGGGTGCCGCCCTTGAGGCGGACGCGCCGGGTCTCCTCAGTCTTGAACATCACCGACTCACCTGCCATACGACTTCGGTGATGCCGCCATGCCCGACTGCCACCTTGACGACCCCGGGGTTGACCCACATGACCGTCTTCATAGGCATGTCAAACATCTTCAGCTTGAAGCCCGCTTCCTCGGCGGCCGTCTCCAACTCCTCGGCGGGACGGTAGTCACCCGCGATGGTGCGGGAGTAGCTTCCCCACGATGGATTGTCAGGTCGCCAGTCCTCCGGGCGGTCGCTCAGCTTCCGTTCGATCACTTCCGCGAGTGCAACGCGGAAGGCTTCGATCTGCTCGGGCGTCTTTGGGATCCGACCGACGGTAGTGGCGGCGTTCGCGAAGTCCGTCTGTTCCGGGGAGCCGATTCCATGGACGGGCTCTTGCTCAAGTTGCTGAGCCCACCAGTCGGCGGCGGCAATGGCTTCGGTTCGGGGCGTGGTTGGCTCGACAGCAGGGCTTTGAGGCATGGCTAATTGTACCGTTTTTTCGCCCGTGATATGGCATGTTATCGAGAGTGGATGGCTTCGAACGCCCGTCCAGCCGTCCCCTGTTGACGTCCTCCCCGCGTGTCGCGAGGCGGCAACACGGCCAGGCGTTCTTCCCGGCCGAAGCTATGGGCGTCACCACATCACGCCTCGGGGGTTCGAATGCGCACTCGCCTGATCGCTGCACTACTACTGACCGCCTGCCTGCCGCTCTCCGCCTGCGGCAGTGACGGCAAGGCGGCCCGCTCCGCCTCCAGCAGCCCGACCGTCGACTCGTCGCCAACCGCCGGCGCCAGCGACACCAGCCAGGACCACAAGTTGGGCACCTCGGCCGAGACCATCGGGGCACCGAACCCGATCGAAGGACCCGGCGGCGGCGTCCTCGAAATCACACCGACGTCGATCGTGTACGTCACCGCCGGCACCGGGGAGAAGCCCGCCAACGGCATCTTTGCCGTCGTGGCGTACAAGGCGAAGTCGACCAAGCCGGTGGCCGCCGCGGAGACCGCACCTATCGACGGCGGCGGGTGGAAGTGGCTGGCCCCGGACGGGCAAGCCATCGACACCCTCAGCGGGAACGTCACGAACGTCACCCCGGACGGGTTCCTGGGCGGAGGGGCGATCCAGCCTGGCACCTACGAGTGGGGGTCGGCAGCGTTCGACCTGACCACCGCCCAGCGAGGCGGGACCCTCATCTATGTCGACGGCGCCGGCACCGCGTACAGGTGGACGATGCCCCCAAGCGACGCTGGCCCCGAGGTGGCCAAGCTGAAGAAGGCGCTCGCGCGGTAGCCCGCAGGCGCACAAGGGAACGTTATGCCGCCGGGCAGCGAAAAGCCCCCGCCGCCTGCCGAAGCAGGGGCGGGGCTAGGTGAGGTTCACGGGGTCTCGACGACGCCGTCGGCTTCGATGACGGCCTGCAGGTCGAGGCCCTCAGGTGATGGCGGTTCGGGTTGGGGTTCGACCCACCCCATGTCGACCTGAGTGTCGGTATCAGCGGCACCCGGATCAGGTCGGGGCGGCAGCTGGCGTGGGGGACGGTCGGACATCACAGCCTCCTGTACGCGGCGGTCATCGACAGCAGCCCCGTACCGAGCAGCCCACCACTGGGCGCGGTCGGCTGCGGCGCCCCGTCCCGGCGGCACACCAGGGCGTCCGGGTCCGATGCTGGGGCCTGGAGGCTGTACCCGTCCGGGCACGTCTGACCGCTGCGGCCGTCCGCGCCGTCGGAACCGTCCTTGCCGTCGGCGCCGGGCGGTCCTTGCTCGCCCTGCGCACCGGCCGGGCCGGGTGCGCCCTGGGGTCCGGTGGCACCCGACTGCCCGTCCGTACCCGACACCCCATTCGCTCCGGGCGTGCCGGATGAGCCGGGGCTCCCGGTGGCACCGTTCTGGCCGGACTTCCCGTCCTTCCCGGGTGGGCCGGGCGGCCCGGGTATCGGTACGGGCACCTCGGCGCGCGCCGGCAGGTTGGATACGGCCCGCGCCGGGTCGGGCGCGGCTGGTGTCTGCCCGTTGGCCTGGAGCTGGGATCGGAGCTGGCGGACGTCCCCGGCGAGGGTGGACACGGCGTTGCCGCGGAGGTTCGCTTCGGCGGCGAGCTGGTCGCCGCGGGTGGCTTCGGTGTCGACGCGCTGCCAGGTCAGGATGACCGCTGCGGCGAGGGCGAGGAGTGCGGTGGCGATCCACAGGAGGTGGCGGCGTCGGGCGAAGAGGCGCTCGGTGCGCGTCATGGGGTGCCTCCGAGCTGGACGACGATCCGTTGTAGACGGACGATCTCCGACTCTGCTGCTTTCGCTCGCGTCTCCGCCGCCGTCTGGCTGGCTTCGGCCTTCTCTAGGCGCGCTTCAAGACGGCCCGTCAGAGTGTCGTATCCGCCGATGACTCCGCCCTCCCGTTGGGTCCGTCCTGCTATCCGGTGGCCGTAGACGGCGCCTCCTCCGGCCAGCAGCGAGCCGATGAGTGCGGCTATCGCCGTGACCGTGGCGGCGTCCATGGGCCCTCCCGGTCGCGCAGGTTGGGCAGGGTCAGATGCCCTTGGCGAGGGACGCCGAGTTGGTGACGTCCCGCCAGCGGGCGATGAGGCCCTTGACGAGGGACGCCGCCGCGGCGATTCCGGCGACGCCTGCCGCCTGCCACATCGAGATGTCGAACGGCTGGGTGACGACGACGCCGCCGATGAACGCCTGGAGGAACGTGGCGGTGACCCGCTCGGCGAGGTCGCGGGCGTAGGTGCCGGCGCTGCGCACGATCGTGCCCGAGTCGGGGAGGGAGATGGCATCAGACATGAGGGGATCCGTTTCTGGTGGTCAGCTGGTGGTGAGGTGGACGTCGATGCCCTGGATGGCGGTCTCGATGCGCTCGATCAGCGCGTCGACGTCGACGGACCCGTTGTGTGCGGCGAGGGCTGCGGCGAGCTGGGTGATCGCGACGCCCTGCGCCTGGACGGTGGCGCGCAAGGCGCGAGCCTGGTTCGCCGCATCCCGCAGCACGGACTCGGCAGCCCACGTCGGGTTCGTGGCGGTCGCAGTGCCGTCGGGCGGGGTCATCACGTCGGTGCGCCACACGGCGTCGTAGATCTGGCGGGGGGTCATGCCGGCCATGGGGTCGTCCTCCTCGGGCGGGGTGGTCGAGCCGGGGTTCCAGCTCGCGGGGTGGGCCAGTCGGGCGGCGACGTCGGCCCGGAACTGGGTCATGGAGTAGATGGGGTCCGGCTTCCAGTCGGACCATTCCTTGTGGCCGATCGTGGATTTCGCCGACCAGGCGTGGTGGCGGCAGATCGCGGCAGCCCATCGGACCGCGGCGTCGTACTGCACCGCCGGGTACGCGTCGGCCTTGGTGCCGAGGTTGGAGACCTCCAGGCCGTAGAAGCTGGCGTTGCCGTCGGCGGCGCCGGATGATCCGTCGTGGAAGTGCGTAGCGGGCGGAACGCCGTCGTAGGACTCGTTGATGACCGCGGACAGCACGGCCGGGGAGCCGCCGCCGGCGTGGTTCGCGCGCCCGTTTCCGGTCATCGTGACCGTGCCGCTCTTGGCGAGATAGCTGTGGGCGCACGGGCCAGGCAGGTCGGAGCGCCCGTTATAGACGACGTCCCCGTCGCCGGGCCCTGAGCCTCCCGTGTGGTGGATGACCGCGCCGTGGATGTCGCCCCACGCCCCGTGGCCAGCACGGTTGTGGGTGCGCCACCCCGCGTGTTCTACGACGTGCAGGCCCTCGGCGCGGAGAGCGGCGACGAACTCGTCCGCCGTCATGGGTGTGGCCACGATGCCTCCAGTCATGAAGAAAGCCCCGGTCAAGGGGCGGGTGGTGGGGTGCAGATTGGGTCAGGTGGTCTGGATGAAAGACTTCGTCAGGCGGATGTTGCGGCCCGCGATGAGGCCGACGGTGCTGGATCCGGGGCCGTTGCTGGACCAGGCGCGGACAGTGATGAGTCCGGCGGTGGAGATGGAGCATTCGCCTTGGCCGAAGCCGTCGCCGACGCTTCCGAAAATCAGCTCGGGCGGCCGCCAGGCAGCAAGCAGGGTCGCGATGTCGGTGTCGGCGATGTTGCCCTGGTCGTCGGAGTTGATCGCCGCCCCGGTGCGGGCGACCGTCAGGTTCACCAGCACGGAGCGGCCGTCCTTGTAGGCGGAGAAGCTGATGAGGGAGAACCCCGAGGCGGCCGTGGCGCCGCTGGTCGAGGTGACGAGGTCGGGGACCTGGGACACCCAGGCGCTGCCGTCGTAGCAGTCGAGGCGTTTCTCGGCGGTCAGCCAGGTCGTCATCCCCGCGACGGGTGCGGTGGCCCCGGTGAGGGCGGCGGAGCGGGCGGATGCGGACGCGAACCGCATGACGGTGCGTGGGGTGAGCCCGGACAGTCCTGCGAGGGCTGCGGCGAGGGCGGAGGCGTCGGGGGCGTCGGTCAGGGCGGTTACAGCGATGCCCTGGCCGTAGGGGTCGGTAGGCATTCGGCCTCCAGGAGTGGGTCAGGACATGCGGTGGAGTTTGAGCCAGGACGCGGCGCGCACGGTGACGGTGCCGCTGCCGGTGACGTTGCGGGCCCACTGCACGGACAGGCTGCCTGCCGTCCCGCCGGTGATGAGCAGCCCCTTGAGGGGGAAGCCGAGGCGGGACTGTGACGTGCCGTAGGGGATGAAGTTGCTGATTGCGTCCGGGGATTGGCGGGCGACGAACTCGGCGTCCCCTCCGCCACCGGAGGCAATGGCGGTGTGCGGGCCGGGCCCGCCGAAGTGCACTTCTGCGCTGGCCGGGAAGGCGTAGCCGAGGCGAAAGTCTGAGGTGAAGTCGGCGCCGAGGGTGAAGAGCATGCCGTCGATGGTGTAGACGGCGTTGGCTGCGACGGGGGCGACGAGGTGGGTGTCTGTCGTCAGCGTCAGAGTGTTCGGTACGGCGTCGTCGGCGGTTTTGCGGCGGAACACGAACCCGCCGACACCCGCTGCCGCGGAGGAGGTGCGGCCGACGGCCACCCAGTTCCCGGCTCCGGACTGGGTGAGGTAGATGAGGTCGCCAACAGTGGGCATGGCGTAGGAGTCGAGACACCGGGCGACGATCACCCCGACGTTGACGGTCCCGTCGCCGTTGACGGCGGTGACCACGGCGGTCTGCCAGTCGGAGCCGCGCACGTCCGGGCTGCTGACGCCTGCCTGCACGGCGGACTGCCGCATGGCGTCGGCGAGTTGCTGGGCGACCGCCTGCGACGAGGAGCCGCTCACGTGCCCTCCTTGGCGCTGATCGTCTGCATGGCGAAGGACCCGCCGGCGTCCAGGGGGACAGTGAACGAAGCCACCTGGTGGAGTTCCTTCGACCCGTCCTCGTAGACGACGCGGATCACGTCGCCGGGCTCCAGCGCCGGGTTGGGCAGGGAGCTGATGTCGGCAGTGGAGTTGGGGGCGACCGCGGCGCGCAGTTTCAGGGTGGCGGCGTTGGTGCACATCACCGTCGTGATGAGCGTCGCCGAGGAGTAGAACGTCGGCCGGTGACCGAACGGGCCGGACCAGTACGTGGGCGACCCTGCGTCTGTGTCGACGACCAGGGAGTGCACCGGTGCCACGTTCGCCTCGGTGTTCTCGCCGGATGCGTACACCCCGTTGAACACCCCGTCGGCGGACGTCCCGCGGTTCGCGGAGACGTACACCCCGCCCTCGCCCGCAGCGACCGTCCATACCGGGGTCGCGGTGAGCAGGTCGGGAAGCTCGGCGATGACGAACACTCCGTCGGCGTCCGCGTAGCACTCGGCGCCGATCGCGGCCGCGCACTCGGTGACCGCAGTCCACGGGTCGCCCCGCGTGTCGTAGGTGCGGGCCCCGATCGCCGCGTCGGTGGCCCGGTTGACGACCGCGGCGTCCGGGATGGACCGCACGATCAGCGCCGTGATGGCGGTGACCGCGGTGCCCGACGCCCGGTACGGGGCGGTGAATTTGTCGTCGGCGATCACCTGTTCCAGGCTTTTGCCGCTGATCGTGACCGGCCCGTCATCGACGTCCCCGGACACCTCATCCACCCGGAACACCCCGAGAGACGCCATCTCCTGCGTGCCGTCGGAGTAGGCGATGCCCCGGCTGATCCGCAACTGCGCCCCGTAGACGGCGAGTTTGTCGGTGGGGGTGCGCGGGATCAGGGAGGTGTCGGCGGAGGTGACGGAGCAGGTGCGGCGCACCGTGCTGCCCCGGTCGACGGGGACGCTGCCGCCGGTGATGGGGAGCGTCTCGACAACCCCGTCCGTGCGGAACAACTGGACCAGGGTGATCGGATCGTGGCCCTCGGCGAGGGTGGCGAGGAACCGGTCGGAGACCGCATACAAGGTCAGCCTCCGATCGGCCGGTTGAAGAAAACGTCTTCCCACGTGGCGTACCGGTCGCGCACGTCCTGCCAGGTTTCGTTCTCGGTGAGGACGTCCTGCCAGGTCCGGCCGGCGGACCCGGCGATCCCGACGGCGGCAGGCATGTCCGCCTCTTTGAGCGGGAGCGTCCAGGTGCGCCACGGGTCCTGTGCGACGCCCCCGCCACGGGTTTCGGTGGCCTGGCCGACGTTGGCGTACATGTCGGCGACGCCCATGCCGGGGGCTGCCTGCCAGAGCAGGACGTTCCCGGAATCGAGGATCCAGTGGAGGGCGGCGCGGTCGTCGTCGGACTGGGTGTAGACAGCGAGGTCGCCCTCCAGTCCGCCGCGCACATCGGACAGGATCACGGAGTTGCGGCGGCCGCGGACCCGGAACTCCGACTGGGAGATGGGCCGCTGCCAGTCCGGGCCCTTCGCCACCATGAGTTTGATGTTCCGTTGTGGGTTGCCGGGGTCTTTCAGCCATGCGTACTGCACATCGCCGGGGTCGAGGGTGACGCTGTCGGTGCGACGGGTTTCGGCGACCGCCCCGAGGTCGTCGCGGGTCTCGGCGACGTAGTACACCTCCACCCCGAGCGGCGCCTCGTAGTCCTCGATGACGAGGGTGTCCGAGGTGATGACCTGGTTTTCGATGAGGCCGTCCGCGCCGCGGACCGGGGTGCGTGAGCCGTCCAGCAGGACCCGCCACACGCTGATCGTGTAGTCGGTGAACAGGTCCCGGAACGTGATCGTGATGCGGGCGTTGGTGTCGTCGACGTCGGTCTCGGTCTGCGGCTGGTCCTGCCACAGGCTGATCTGGTCGATGCGGTACACCGAGTTGATGGCGGTCGCGGTGAGCGTGTATTCGACGGCCGCCTGGGTGGCCGTGGCCGGGGCGGTGAAGCTGTTGCCGAGCTGCCACCAGTTGGGTGTGGGGGCGGTGGCTGCTGTCGACGAGGTGGCGCCGAGGTCGGTGTTCGCGGCGTTGTACCAGCGCACCGAGCGGGTCAGTGTCCAGCCGCCCGCCGTGGTCTGCCCGATCGTCTCGACCCGGAATGTCTGCCCGCCGGACCCGGCGGGCAGCGGGAATTTCGCCGATCGGATCACCGAGGTGGTGGCGGTCGCCGAGGTGATGGTCCCCGAGTAGGAACCGTCCCAGGCCTGCAAGCCCCACGGGGTGGAGCGGGTGACCGCAGCCACCCCGGAGGCCGTCACCCAGCCTGCGATGCCCTGCTCGAAGGAGGAGTCCGCATACGGCAGGACGCTGCCGTCGTGGAACACGGGTACGGGAAGGATGACCGCCCCGTCGACCCGCAGGACCTGCGCTGCTGTGCCGCCGGTGATGCCCGCCGCGAGCATGCACGACGCCGTGCCCGCCGGGGCTTTCGCGGAGACTTTCTGCCGGTAGTAGCCGGTGCCCGGTGCGGTGAGGATGCTGCGGGTGGCCTGCAGTTGGGTGCCCGCCGCATTGTGGAACCGGAGCTCGACCCACGTTGTGGACCCGGAGGTCGGCGGGTTGAGGTAGCAGTACCCCTGATACTCCACGCCCGGGGTAGCGGCCGGCCAGTCGGTGGTGCGTGTCCAGGCGTCGCCGTTGGCGGTGACCGACATGGCAAGGGTCTGCCCGCCGCCCAGGTAGTAGTCGACGGCCCACTGCACGGGTGGGACGGTGCGGGTGATGGTGCAGTTGTTTTCGTTCAGCCAGTCGGTGAGGTCCCGTTCCATCGTCTCGGTGTTGAAGGCGAGGAGGTTGCCGACCGTCCTGATCGGGAGGCCCAGGTAGACGTTCTCGAAGTAGTTGATCACCCCAGGCCCGGCGGGGGTTATGGACGAGACGATGACCTGCGCGTAGGCGGCGTTGGCCGGGGCCTCGGCTGCGACCGCGATCCGGTGCCAGGTGGCGCTCGCCGATGCGGTCGTCACCGACCAGACGATGCTGATCTCCGCATTCGCTGCGGTCAGCCACCGTATCCCGATGCGCTCCGGAACCGTCGCCCCGGACGCGTCAGCGAACGCCTCGTACTCCGTCCACGGCAGGACGGGGTACGAGGCGACCGTGCGGGCCTGCATTTCTCCCGACGCGATGCTGGTGAGTTTGAGGCAGCCGTCACCGTTACGCCCGCCCGTACCCAGCGACAGCGTCGTGTTGAGTTTCGCTGTCCAGCCGCTGGTGTTCGGGTCGACGCGCTCCGTCGTACTGCTCAGGAAATTGCCCGGGATCGGCATCGGTCACCCCGTCCTTCCGGCGCGCAGAACCGTCGTCAGGCCAGCCATCTGCTGGTGAACTTCGCCGCGCACCCGGCCGAGGAACTCCCCGGAGTCGAGGACCAGGGCGCCCTCGAAGGTGCCGCCGGCGGGAGCCGAGGCCTGCTGTGTCAGGGCGTTGGCCTGCTGGCTGGTGAACACGGGCTCGGGCCGCCCGGTGCCGTTGTAGGCAAGGTTCATTCCCGGCTGGAGGTAGCCGCCGGAGTCGAATTTGCCGGGCATGAACCCGTAGTGGCTGGTGAACATGGGGTCGTTCCAGCCGCGGGCGCTCGCACCCATGTGGACGCCTGCGCCACCGGACGATTCGACGTTGGTTTTGCCGAGGGTGCCCGCGGTGTGGCCCACCCCGGCGTTGGTGATCCCGATGCGGAAGGGGCTGTTGCCGTTGAGGACCCACCCGGGCGGGGCCGTCTTCCCGGAGAACGCCCCGGTCGCCCACCGGCGGTGCGGTTTCTGGCCCCGGATGACGGATTCGATCGCGGATTGCAGCCCCGAGCAGTCCCAGCTGGGGTTCCCGTTTCCGCCCCACTGATAGGGCTTGCCCGCCTGCGTCTTCACCCAGTTCAGGGCGGTTTGGATCTTCGGGCCGCCGATGCCGCCCGCGCCCTTCGTGTCGGCGTCCTTCGAGTAGCCGAACAGGGCGTCGATCATGTGGTCGGGGACCTTGCGGAGCATCTGCCCGAACCCCGTGTCCATGCCCGGGAAACCCGCGAGCAGCGGGCTCACAGCAGCCTTGACCCCTGCGCGCGCGGACCCTTCCAGGGTGTCGGTCAGCCAGGACGCACCGTCCTTGATGCCGTTCCAGGCAGCCGACCCGGCGCCGGCCACCGCGGAGGCGCCCTTGCCGATCCACCCGAAGATCCCGCCGTCCTTGTAGGCGAGGCTGCGGTCGGTGGGGGTGTTCGGGTTCCCGCCCAGCACCGGGGCCAGGGCAGCACGAACTCCGCTGGCGCCCGACGACTTGGCGAGCCCGTTGAAGTAGGAGACGAAGCCGGAGCCCACGCCGCGGGTGAACTCGGGGCGCATGATGGCCTCGCCGCCGGACAGGTCGAGGCCGCCGCCCGTCGGGGACGTGAACCGGTGGACGTCCCTACCCGGGGTGTAGCCGGGGAGGACACCGCCCTGGGCAAAGCCTTTCGCGGCCGGGAGCTGGGGTGCCCCGAACGCTTTGGCCACGTTGTTCCAGGTGGGCCTGAGGCCCTTGCTGTAGACGGTGTTGACGATGAACGCGACGGGCTTTTTGGCGATTCCTTCCAGTTTGTCCCACTGGGTTTTGATGGCGCCGACGACCGTTTTGAAGGCGTCGCCGACGAGCCCGACCCCAGATTTGATGAGGGCGAACTGCGGTTTCAAGACGTTGGCCCAGAGCCATTTGGCCCGGTCGCCGATCCACCCGAAGACGGGGCTGATGACGTTCTTCCACAGCGCCTTTGCCTGGTCGCCGACCTGAACCATGCCCTGCTTGAAGAGTGCGAATGCGGGCTTGACCGCGTTATTCCACAGCCACTTTGCCTTGTCCCCGATCCATCCGAAGATCGGCGACAGGTAGTTCTTCCACAGCCACATCGCACCGGCGGCGATCGCGTTGAACGTGGGCTTGAAAGCGGTGTTCCACAGCCACTGCGCGTGGGCCCCAAGGAGCTTGACCGCAAGGATGATCGGCAGGATCGCGATCACGACGAGTGCCGTAAACAGCAGCCTGGCCGCCTCGGAGATGAACGAGAACACCGGCTTGAGGACCGTCTGCCAGAGCCAGGTAGCCCAGCGGCCGATCGTTTGAAGCGCACCCCAGATCGCGTCGAACGTGGGCTTGAGGACCGTGTTCCACGCGAAGAGCACGGCCGTCTGGATTGCCGCCCAGACGGTGTTGACCAGGTCGCGGAACCAGCCGAAGTTCTTGTAGGCGTAGATCACTGCGGCGACGAGCGCGACGATCGCGAGGACGATCAGGGTGATCGGGTTGGCGTCCGCCACCAGGTTGAACGCGACCATGGCGAGGGTCCACAGCTTCGTCGCGACGAAAGCCAGGTACAGCAGCTGGAGGAGCCACGGCAGATCCCGGGCAATCGACCCGACGGCCCGCGCCACCGCACCCAGACTCTGCAGCACCGGACCCGACAGCGGGGACAGTGCCCTTGAGACGTCGAAGAGCCCACCGCCGATGTCGCCCATGGCCCGTGCGACCACAGGTCCCTGCTGGGCGGCGTAGGCGAGGAACCGTTCGAACTTCGGGGAGCCCTTGAGGCTGGTGCCCCAGGTCGCGAACCGGCCGGTGATCCGCTGCATGGTCGCGGAGATCGAATTCATGTGGGGCAGGAAGGCCTGGATCACACCGGCCATGCCTTTGAAGATGCGTCCGAAGGAGACGCCCAACCCGACGATCGCAGGCCCGACAGAGCCCGCCAGATCCTTTTTGAAGCCCTTCCACCACGGGGACTTGAACCCGGCAGACGCCCGGTCCTGCAGCGTGCCGATCGCTTTCGCCGCGGCGAGTACGAACGGGGTCAGCCCCGGCAGCGCGTTCTTCAGGCCAACCAGGGCCCGGGTGAAGAGTGGCATCACCGCAGGCTGCAGCGCCTTCGACCAGTCGGAGAATGCCGTCTTCAGCGACAGGAACGCGTTGAACGTCCCCCGCGCGGCCGGGGTGAGTTTCGCCAGCTCAGCCTGATATTTGGCCTGCGCGACGGCAGCCTGATCGACGCCCCCGGCCGCAGACTGCGACGCGGAGGCTATCTGACGCTGAGCACTGGACACCGCATCAGCGGCGGACTGCTGGGCGACCGCGACGTTCGCCGTCGCCTCAGACACCCGCTGCTGGGCGTCCGCGATCTGCCGGGCCGACTGCACCTGCGTCTGGGCAGCCGACGTCTGCGCGTCGCCGACGGCCTGAGTCTTGTCAGCGACGTTCTGCTGGGCTTTCGCGAGCTGGTCCTGGGCCTGCTTGTAGGTGTCGGTGCCCTTGACGCCGGTCTTGGCGGCTTCGGCCTGCTGGTCCTTCAGCCGTTTCGTGTCGGTGGTCTGCTCGCGCAGCCGCTGCAACGCCTGGTCGTAGGCGAGCTGCGCCTGCTGGCGTTCCAGAACAGTCGCCTTCGAGCCCGCCGCATTGACCTGCGCCAGCCGCTGCTGGGCCTCCTGAACACCGAGCGCCGCATCCCGCTGAGACAGCTGTGCGTCGACGTACCGGTTCGCGAGGTCCTCGAGCTCCTGCCCGGCCTGCTTGCGGGCCGCGGTCAGGTCGAGCTGCGCCTGCTTGGCGTCCTTCTGCGACTGGACGAGAGCCTTCTCCGCGTCCTGAACCTGCCGGGCTGCCTGCGCGTTGCGCTGGGCCGCCTGCACGATCGCATCCGCAGCCGCCGTCTTGGCCTGCTGAACCTGCTGCTGGGCCTGGGCGATCTGCCGGGCGCCGTTGCGCTCCGCCGACGCCAAAGCCTGCTGCGCCCCGGCCAGTTGCAGCGCTTTCGCCGCACCCTGGCCGGCCGCCTGGCCGCCCTTGATGGACGCCGTGGTCGCCGCGTCCTGCGCGGTCTTCTGCGCCTGCAAGGTGCTGGCGATGCCCTTGAACGCGGGAATCGCCACCGCCGCGAGGGCGCCCACACCGGCGCCCGCGGCGACACCGGCGGCCGCGATCGATCCGATCCCCGCCGCGAGGATGGGGATGGCAGGGATCGCGGCGAGACCTGCGATGGCCACGGACAGCTGGAAGACCGCCGCCATCGCCTGAGCGGCGCTGACGTTGATGTTGACGCGCTTGGCGTCCAGGGCGCTGGCCAGTGCGCCCACCGCGAGGAGCTGCGAGGAGGCAGCTCCTGCGTCGACCCGTACCGCGATATCCGCGTTGCTCGCGGACAGCCGTGCGAGGCGGACCTGGATCTCCTCGATGCGCGCCAGGGCGGCGCCCGCATCCATGTCGATGCCGATCCGGACATCCCGCAGGGCCGTCAGCTGGCTGCGCAGGGAGGCGATCTCTGCCTGGGCGGGTGTGGTGTCGGCGTCGATGTTGATGTTCGGGAGGGACGCCTCGGCCTCGGCGACCGCGGCCCGCAGTCTCTGTCCGAGGGTGCCGTCCGTCTCCAGGCGGATGTGCCCGGGGTTCGCGGAGACCCGGTCGATTTCCTCGCGCACCGCCTGGAGCTGGGCTATCGCCGCGGCTGTGTCGGCGCGGACGGCGACGTTGGGGTGCGACGCTCCGAGGCGGCGGAGCTGCTCCTCGATGTCGGAGATCTCGGTCCGCGCTTCGGCGGCGTCGATTTCGATACCGATGCGTTTGCCCGCAAGGGTTTCCATGCGGGCCCGCAGCGCCTGCAGGTCCGAATCCGCCTCGGAGGTGTCCGCCCCAATGTTGATCTTCGGGAGGGACTTGAAGGCCGCCTCCAGGCGGGCCTTCATCGCGCGGGCGAAAGCACCGCCCGTGTCGTCTCCCTGCCGGGTAGCTGCCGGGCGCGCCGCCCGCGCCCCGTCGTTGATGCCGTCACGGACAGCGCTGCCGACCTTCGCGGCGATACGCTTGCCGATGATCTCGCCGACCTCGTCGCCGACCTGCGTTGCAGGCGGCACCAAAGCCGCCTGCAACCGGGCCAGAATCCCCTGGGTGTTGGGGATGACATCGACCTCAACGGAGCCAACACTGATCGCCACGAGAGGGTCTCCTCTCGCACGTCAGGCAGCGCCGCCGTTGATCAACTGGAAGAGCCGGGTTGCATTCGGTTCAGACAGGGCGCGCTTGGGTTTGCGAGGGGCCGCGCCCGGACGGCGGATTGGCTCCGGAGCGGGCGGGCGGTCCGATTTCTTCTCGACGTTCGCGCAGACCGTCACATAGACGAGCTGCGCGACCCGGTCGGCGATCAGGGCCATGAGCTGCTCGGACTGCGACCAGCGGCCCTTCTCCGGCTCACCCGACTCGGCCTGCGCCGCGATCTCCTCATCCGGCATCGCATTACGCAGGGCAGTCATCGTGTGCGACTCCGGCGGAAGGTGATGCAGGAGCACCCCCAGACGCCGGGGCGTCATCTCCCCGCGCCAGTACGCGCCGATCTGATCGGCGTCGCGCGGGTAGCGGGCGGCCAGGTCGGCCTCTACCGCCGTCGCGTGCGCCTCGACGACCCCTGCGGCCCACGAGGCTTTCCCCGCGACTCCCCGGAGATCTCCTGGGCGTCAGCGACGAACTGAACGAACTCCTCCTGGGTGGGATCGAGTTCCTCGTACAGCTCGTAGTCGTCCTCGTGCAGCACCGACGTCATGAACCCGTCCAGGTCGCCGACGCGGAGCTTGCGCTGCGCGGAGGACCGCCAGGCGCCGGCAGGCACCACGCGCACGGGCTCCCCGCAGAGGCTCACGCTGATATGCCGTCCCGTCGCCTCCAGCTCCTGGGCCTCGGCGTCGGAAAGCGGCTCGACCTCGTCGTCCGTGAAGTCCTCCACCGGGGCGGGCTTCACCGAAGCACGGGCAGTGCGGGCGGTTCGGGTTCGGGCGGTGGCAGTTCGGGCGTTCGCAGCCATGGGCGCGGGCCTCCTCAATCAGGGCGCGGGCAAAGGGAAAAATTGCAGGATGGGCGGGCCGGGCCCGCGCCAGCAGAAAGCCCGCCCATCCAGTTCGGGGGCGGGTCAGGAACCGGTGTACTCGGCGGTCTCCGGTACCCGGTCCGCGTGGTAGACGGTGTTGCCTGCCTCGTCCGGGTAGCAGGTGATGGTCCACTCGAAGCCGGCCATTTCGTCCTGCTTGTGCGTGACGTCGGACCGGTCCGACACCTCCGCCTCCGGGCAGAAGAATCCGCGCAGCAGCTCACCGTCCTCGACGATGAACCAGAACGCACGCCGGTCCGGCTGCGGCGACGCCGTCTCAGCGAACGCGGTCAGCCCGCCGACACTCGGGGCCAGGTCGGCGACCGGGATGCGGTACTGGAGCGACTGGACGGTGGTGCGGCCCGTCTCCCACGCGGTGATCTTGAACGTGCGCAGGGACTTCGTGATCGTGGTACGGACAGGAGACGTGAACCCCCACGGGGTGTACGTCTGGGAGTCCTCGTCGAAACCCTGCACCAGGCCGTCGTCGCTGATCGCGCCGATCGGCGACCACAGGACCCCCGGCTGAACCGCCGGATCGCCCGGGGACGCCGTACCGAGGTCGGCGCACCAGCCGCCGCCGTTGGCACCGACCTCCATCAGATCTGCAGCACGCGTGATGTTGACCATGAAAGGTCTCCCAACAGGAAAGACCCCGCATGGCGGGGTCAGGAATAGGGTCCGGCGCGGGCCCAACCGGTCAGGAAACCGGGTGACAGTAGATCTCGTAGGTGGCCCCGACACGTCGGAGCCCTAGATTTTCGTAGGGGCGGATGGCGGGCGGTGGTGAGGATCTGATGAGCCCGTACACGGCACGGCTGGTCGAGGATCCGCGCAGCTCGGTGAGGAGCCAGCCCCGGATCAGAGAGGCCATCGCAATGGCTTCGCCGCGCGTCGCCGCGTACACGTCGATGTCGATCAGGGCGCGGTCCAGGCGGTACCCGTCGTCGCCGCCGGCGGGGAGCCGCTGCAGTTGCACGGTCGGCAGTTCGTTGAGGAGGTTGTTGTCGACCTCGTCGCGGACCACCGCGTCGCCGCCGAATTTCGCCTGCAGCCAGCCGATGAGGTCCAGCTCCACGTCTACCGACCCGACGGCGGCCATCAGGCCCCTCCACCCGCAGCGGCAGCCCGCAGGAGTACGTGATGCGCGGGGACCTTCTCCGTGCCGTACTCCACCCAGCGGGCGTAGTACGCGGTGTTCGTGACCGTGGCCGTCGCACGGTCTCTGCGGCGCCCCCCGCGGGCCGTGGTCGTCACGATGAACGACCCCTTGTAGTGCCCCGGGTGGGGGTCGGACGCGCCGCCCGCCGGAGAGAGGCCCACTGCGGCCGCCTCGATTCGCTCTGCCCGGGCCAGCATGTCCGCCTGGATCATGCGGGACTTCAGCAGCTGTCCGACGCCCTTCTTGGACATCTTGAACTTCGCGGGCATCATGACCACCTCGACTCACCTGGGGGCGGCATGGACGTCAAAGGCGTCATGGGATCTGTGAACTTCGACGGCGAATGGATCACCATTACGAAGAAGGAAGTCGGCCAGCAGCAGCGGCAGTTCCGCATCCGGGCCGCCGAGGTGACCGGCACCAGGCTCAAGCCTGGCACACGCCTGTTCCACGGCTACATGCAGTTCGTCCTGCCCGGCAGCACACCCGCCACCGAATCGAAGGGCCTGCTGTCCGGCGGCCGGCCGCCACAGTCCGACCCGCACAGCTTGTCCATCCGCCGCAGCGCCAACGACGCCGCGGAGAAACTCGTGGCCGCCGTCGAACAGGCCCGCCCTACCCCGTGACCCGGTCCGCAGCGAACTGCAGCGGACCCCGGAGGCCGGTGAAGGGGCTGCGACCCCAGTCGCCGGGCTCCCCGGTGATCTCACACCGGACCCCACGGATGACCGCGCCGTCCGTGGTTCGCAACGGGTGGCCGGCAAAGGCGTACACGGTCCAGCCGACAATCACCGTGTCCCGGTCCTGCTGCTGCGCGCCGCCCACCGCGGGCGTCTCCGCCCGCGGGGTCACCACACAGCCGTGCAGATCGAACGACTCGTCCACACCGGGAAGCGGCTGACCGCGGGGATCACGGCCCGGCGACGTGCCGGTACGGACGATCCGCACGGTCTCCCCGAACGGGTACGGGGCAGACATCAGATGTACCCCCAGCCCGGCTCGCACTCGAGACCTGGCCCCGGAGTGGCGTCGATCGGCCACGTCGGCGACGGGTCCGCCGTGGCCGGGGTCGGATCCACGGTGAACGCACCACCACGGCCAGCCAGCGCCTTGAGGGCCGCCTTGTCCGCCTTCGTCAGATACAGGCCGCCCGAGCCGGACGGGCGCTGCACGGACATCGGGCCGATCGTCTCGTAGGACACCTGCTGCGGATTCACATACGCGCGGGCCGCAACCGAAAGGACCACCGCGGTCGCCTCGTCCGGCAACGGCTTCACCACCGACAGGCACAGCGAAACAGCCTGCGCGATCAGAAGGTCCGCACGTTCCCCGCTGATCTCTTCGAGACCCAGGTAGAGGCCGAGATCCTCGGCCGTAGGAGCAGTGAACACAGCGCCTCCTACAGGGATTCGACAGCCTCACACCAGGCGGCCAGATCGGATGCCGGGTCCAGCTCGGCGCTGCGGGCCTTCGCCCGCTTGGACGCCAGCCGGTACTCGGCTGGCGTCTTGAGCTTGCGGATGACCGCCTCGTAGCCGTCGAGGTCCTGGCGTTCGATGAAGATCCCGCCCTCGCCGAGGGATTCGCATAGGCCGGGTGTGGGGTGGGCCAGGACCGGGATGCCAGACGCGAGAGCCTCTACACCGGCACGTCCCCACGACTCGTAGAACGACGGCATCAGCAGCAGACGCGTTCGCGCGTACACCGCCTCGCGCATTTCGTGCCCTGACACGTGCTGGACTTCCTCAACGTTCGGGAGATCCGAGTAGTCGGTCTGCTCTCCGTAGGAGCCCTTCACGACCAGGAACTTGGTGTCCGGCATCCGCTTGGCCAGCTTGTGGAACAGCAGGCCGCCCTTGTCGGGGTTGGTGTTGATCAGTGTCACGCGGTCGCCGGGCTTCGTCGCGTACTCCTTGGCGAACACCGGGGGCCGCACAATGATCGACGCCTCGGGCCGCACCGACTTGGGGTGATCCACGAAGTGGAGCTCGGCTTCCTTCGCCATCCACTGTGAGTTGTAGACCGCCAAGGCTGTTCCACCCGACGCCATGTCCCTGAACGTCGGCAGGAACGTGTTGTGGCAGATCGCCACGAACGGCTTCCCATAGCCTCGCGACAGGGCCGCCGTCGGCGGAACGTTCTCCAGGTGTGACACCAGGACGCTTCCGCGGCGCACCGCAGACGCGAAGTCCAGTCTCGACTCCAGCGGCACGACCTTCACGCCGTCCAGCTCATACGGTTCGTGATCCTCGCCGTAGCGGGACAGCCACACCGTGACCTCATGCCCCCGCTCGACCAGAGCCCGGAACATGCTCCAGGCCATCCACTCCGCCCCGGCGTTGTGCCGGGGCGGAGCAGCGTGCAGCCGGGCGACGACCTGCATCGGACGGCCACCGCCCGCTGCCGTCACGAGCTGGAGCCAGCCGTGCCGGTGTACTTCACGAACGCCTGCGCGTCGCCCTGCACGTAGCCGTAGTAGGCCTCCGCGAGAATGAGGACGAGGTTCTCCTGGAACGCCGAGTGGACGCCGCCATCCTCGTCCACATATGTCGCTTCCTTGCTGATACGTACCGTGATGTCCATTCCCACGCCGTAAGCAGCCTGGGACCAGTCACCGCCGATCGCACGCAGCCCGGTGTCCGCCGAAGTCGACTGACGCCGCTGCTTGCCCGACACCGACCGCGAGTACGCCAGCGGCTCACCGATCAGCGTGCCCGCAGACGCCATTTGCGTCCCCGGCACCGTGGTGTCGACCAGGATCGGCCGGCCCGTGGTGTCCGTCGCGAGCAGCAGCCGCGGCTTGAGGCGGTGGTCGGCGACCGTACCGGTGTAGTCCCAGTCATCGTTGATGACCAGGCCCATGCCGTTCACGAAGTCCGCCCAGACGCCGCCATGGGCCTGGTCTGCCGTGCCGAGCGCCACCGAGTTGGTGGTCTCCGCGAGGTAGTCGTCGAACGGCCCGGCCGCACCCTTCATGGTCAGGCCGTGGATCGCCGCGTGGTCGAAAGCCCTCGCGAACGCGGTCGGCAGGTCACGCTGGAGCTGGGTGTACAGCCCGCCAGCGTTGGTCATCGCGACCTCTTCGGCCACAGGGATCAGGACGGCGACCTTCTTCGCCGTCATCTGCTTGATGCTGACGCCGCCGCTCGACAGCGGCTTCCGGCTGGCCTGGCCGACCCAGTCGGCGACCGGCACGTCCATCGGGATCGGGATAGACGTGGTCGCGTCGATCGCCAGCGGCGCCGGACGCGCGAGCGCCATCACCGCCGACTGCTCGACGCTCTTCTCGAAGATGGGACCTGCGAGGGTCCGCGGCAGGAGTGATGCGTTGATATCACTCAGCTTGAGGGGGGCCGTAGCCACCATGAGTCCTTCTTTCGACAGCTACTTCAGCTGCTTATGGAGGAACCCCGCGAACTCTTCAGCGGGGTCGAGGGTCCGTGTCTTGTTGGCGCCGGACGCTTGAGTGCGGTCCGGTGCCGGGCGCCGCGGGCCCTCCTGGGGCTGGGGCTTTGCCCAGTGCGGCTTGCGCTCCAAGAGCGTCTGGAGGTCGGCCTCGATGGCCGCCTCGTCGATGTCGCCGTCAGAGTCGATGTACGAGTCGAGATCCAGCGCGCCGACTGCGTCCTCGGGATCCGCGAACGCGGCACCCGCGAGGGCCTGAACGGTGCTCTTTGCGAGCCGCTGACGCGTCGAAGCGATGCGCTCCTCCGCCGCGGCCAGCTTGTCCGCCAGGCGTTCGGTTTCGGACTTGTCCGCGTCCTTGATCGCCTGGAGTTCCGCCGCAATTGGCTCCAGCTTCTTCAGCCGTTCCCGGAGGTTCCTGGCCTCCGAGTTGGCCTTGGCGATCTTGGCTTCGGCGCGCTTCCGGTCGAACGGCTCCTCAGGCTTCGGCTTCTCCGCCTCCTGGGCGGTGTCAGCCGACTCCTCCGAGTCGCCCTCCGTACCGGTGTCGGCCTCCTCCACCTCGGTGGACTCGTCGACCTCGGCCAGCTCGGTGTTCTCGATCTCTTCAGGCATGACGAAACGGCCCTCCAGGGGCTGTGGAAATGAGAAAGGCCGCCACCAGGGCGACCATGCGATGGGTCAGTCAGTAGGCACGGCCGTCAGCCGTGCTCGGCAATCGCCTGCCGGAACCGGCGCAGCTGATCACCCGGGAACGGAGCCGCGTACTCCCGGTACAGCCGGTCCCACTCCGCGGCATGCGCGGACAACTCGAAGCGCTGGCCACGGAAAACGGGAACGACGCAGCACGAACACGAGTTGTGGTACTTCGCTGTACCGTCCCCGAGGAAGCGATCGTTGGCGTCCTGCCCAGCCGTTCCGGCCGAGGCGTAAACCATGCCGCGAGACGCCATCAGACGGCAGAAGGCGCACGCCCCGAGGGCGGCAGCGCGGGCATAGCCAACAGCCTGCCGGTCCGCGCGGACCGCTTGCCGCACCGTTTCCCGCCCCTGGTCCGCCACCAACTTCTGGGCGACCTCCTCGGCCTTCGCCTGCGCTGCGGCGACCCGCTCGTCCACCGGCCGCAACTGGACCTGGGTGGCGCGCGCCTCGTCACGCGGCCACACGTCCTTCGACGCCCAGCGCAGCGACGCCTCCACCTGCTCAGGCGGGGGCGCATCCGGCAGCGGTACCGTGAACGAACCAGGCACCCCCGCCGCGTCCCGCTGCGCATCGAAGAAGTCCGCCGCCAGGGACGCGGACGTCTCGCCGTACTGGCGGATCAAGGCATCCATTGCCGCAATCCAGGCCGGGATCGTCTGTTGCAGCCTGGATGGGACGATCAGAGCGCGGAGTTTCTGCATGTCCCGCACCAGCAGACGCGTCAGTCCTCGCTGCACGGCACGCTGCCGACGGGGTACTGCGCCGTCATCCGAGACCGTTGCCATCGCCGGTCCCTACGTCGACGGAAGCGGGGGTGGCGGGCTCGCTGCCGAGGGCTTCCAGCCGGTCCATCAGGGCCGAACTCGACGCCCGGCCCGTGGCCCGGACACGATCCGCCCGCACCCGCTGCCGCTGCCCCTCGGTGAGGCCCGCCATCTCCAGGACCACATCCGACTCCGCAGGCAGAATGCCCGCCTGCACCAGCTTCACCGTGGCGTCCGCCTGGGCGGCCACCGTCGGCGTCGCCGGGTTGCGCCACACCGTCTCGATGCGGCGCGCCTTGTCCGGGGGCACACCGTCCCGCACCCAAAGGGCAAGGCGCATGGCCTGCTGCCAGCCCGCCCCGAACCGGCGGATCCGCCGCTCGGAGCGCTTGACCAGCTTGGCCTCGGTCGAGCGGATCGCGTCCGCGCTCGCCGGGTTGTCGGTGGTGTAGCCGAGCATGTGCGGCGGCAGCCCGAACTGGCTCGACATGATCCGCGCGTACAAGTCAACGATCTTCGTCTGGCCGGACGGGTCATGGGCCGGAAATGCGCCCACCTGCGGGACGTTGCCGTCCTCATCCCGTTCCAGGGCCAGCATCCGCCCGATGTACGTCTCCCACGCCGACTTGGCGTTGCCCTCCGCATCCTGGAACGCGGACTCGGAGGCGCCGAGGATGTAGCGCTGCGGGGCGCCGAAAAATTCGGCGGCCACTTCGATACCCATCAGGCGCCGGCAGGCCGCGTCCGTGATGGACATGACGTCCGGAGTAATCTCCGACTTACCGACCCGGTCGCTGGTGCGCTGGCGGTTCGCGAGCCGCACCACCGGGACGACGCCCAGATTGTGAAGGTCCCGGTCGACGATCTCCCAGCCGCCCGACGTGGTCGGGACCGCCGTCACCGTCTGCTCCGGCAAGTACAGGACCAGCATCCGGTCATCCATACCGGACTCGATGAGGTTGTCCGTCTGGCACTCCCGCAGCGCCGCCGTACCCATCCGGGTCCGCGCGTCCCACAGCAGTGTCATGTCCAGCGGCGACTCGACGCTGATCAGTGGCGGGCAGTCATCAGTCCCGCAATCCCCTGAACCGACCGCCAGGTACTCGCGGCCATAGATCAGCGAATCCAGGTGGGCGAGGCTCGACTCGTCCAGCAAGTCGTTCGCATCGGCGATCTCCGCCAGGTCAGACGAATCCGAACCATCAGCCCACCGGAAGGCCTCCAGGTCGAGGCGCTCCTCCAGGGACTCCACACCCACGCGCGGCCAGCCGATGACCGTGTGCAGGCTCCTCAGCTGTGGCGGAATGCTGATGCCCAGGTCGCGGACCAGCTGCTCGCCGTTGAAATATGCGTCCCGCAGCTGCAGCAGCCACCGGTCGCGCACCAGATCCCCGCGCAGAACGTTGATCAAGGCCAGCTCGTCGTCCGACAGATGCAGGAGCGGGAGCTCGGGGATCGAGACGGTCATCGCAGCACCACCACCCGTCCCGATCGTCCGGACTTCTTCTTGCCAAGGCCCTTGGCCATCGCATCCACACGGCACTGCCAGGCGAGGACCGCAGCCACCGCCACGTCGATCTTTTTGGAACTGTCCGGGTGCTCCTTCATGATCTGGATGCCGCTGCGGGACTCACGCCGGCGGGCGTTGAGGATGTGCCGGGTCATCACGCTCGTTCCGTCATGCGTCAGCTCCCCGTCCACCACGCTCGAGCGGAACTTCTCCAGCGCCCTGACGATCTGATGCGCCCTGCCGCCGGTCATCCACCACTCGATCGGATGCTGCAACGAGGACTTCAGCTTCATGCGCTTCCCGTGATCCGCCTCCCACTTCGCCACGTGGGACTCCCAGCGGGCCGGGTCGGCGTACATGCCGACGACCCGGTACTCACGGAACGCGTCCTCGACAGCGGCCAGCACCTCAACCGTGGGCACCTGCCAGTCCCGCCCGAAGGGCCCGTCAGGCTGCTCCCAGCACCCCACCAGGAAGAGGTGGCCATCCGAGACGCGGCAACCCACCAGGGCCGTCGCATCCGTGACCCCGCGGTTCCTGCGGCGCGAACCGTCGAAGCCGAGGACGATCTCCTCGCCGCGGGCCACAACCTTGTCGGCGGCGGCCACGCTCGCCCACTCGGGCTGCGTGATCCACGAGTCGGAGGCGTGCGTGATCTGGTTGAGGAAGTCGGCGCGGGCCGTCTGCGGGTCCGTGCTCGGATCCCAGATCGTCGCCACCAGCGTGTCCAGGTCGACGTGGCCGCCGTTGCGGTCCGCCGAATCCCCGTAAGTGAAGGTCAGACCTGCGATCAGGGACTGCCGGTCCGTCATGTCCGTCTCGGCGGGCGCCTCACGGTGGTCGTAGAAGAGTCCGTCGTCACGGGCGCGACCCTCGCGGATCTTTGCCCAGAACGCTGCGGACTCCTCCGCGACGCTGCCCTCGCCGGGGATGAAGGCGTTCGGGGACTCGATGGTCGTACCGCCGATCTTGGCGGCGTTGATCCGCATCGTCTCCGCCAGCCGGTTCCCCCGGTTCGACCTGACCCACTCCTCAGTCTGGTCCAGCACCGCGAAGACCGGCTTGTTGCCTTTCACCGTCCGCGCCGACGACGTGATCGGCTCGATACGGCCGCGCGGCAGGTTCACGAAAGTGTCCAGCGGCTCCAGGCCCGGGTACTCGTCGATCACCGGCCCCTGAAGCATCTCCAGCAGCGGCGTCCAGGTGTTCTTCGTCTGCGTCTCCGACACCGCCGCGATCTGCACCAGCGGCGTCCGCACCTCCGACCAAGGCTTGCCCACCGGCTGCCCCTCGGCATCCCAACCGTCCGGCACTACAGGGCCAAGGGCCTCGACGATCGCCAGCGCGGCAAGGAACGGGCTCTTCCCCCACCCGCGCGGCCGGCTGATGACACCGCGGCGGAAACGCCGCTTGCCTGTACGCGGATTCAGTTCGTAGTAGCGGAGGACGAAATCCTCCTGCTCCGGATACAGCAGGAAGGGTTCGTACTCACCGCGGTCCGGGGCCGCCAGCATTTCCGAGATCCAGTCGATGACCCCGTAACCCAGCGTCGGAACGGCGCCCGGCTCAGGCGGGATCCATGGCATCAGCCGTCCGTCGCCTTCGGATCCGGCAGCGCGTGCAAGGTGCCGCGGCGCTCCCGGGCCGACCGGCCGCCCTCAGGGCGCCTGCCGTCAGCCTCATCCGCCTGCGCGAACTGCATGCGCAGACGAGCCCGGTCCTCAGGAGTAGCCCCGAACTTCGCGACCCGTAGCCGTAGCTCGCCTGCTGCCGCCCCATCGCCGGACCAGTGCCGGGCATGGACTACAGCCGTGTCGAGGAGGAAATCCCAGTCAGTCGACGAGAAGTGCTCAGCCTGCGGGGATGCCTTCCACATCTCCCACCAGTCCAGCGTGCGCGCCGGCCAAGTGTGCTCGACGAGGTCGCCGTCCTTCATCACCTGGAGGGTCGGCAACTCCGGGGCTTCCGCCTGCTCGAAGCGCAGAACCGTCTGGGCGACCGGGTCCCTATTGCCTCGCGCACGGCGCGATGGGTCTTTCGGTTGAGGGCCTCGGCCTGCCATGGCCAACACCCCCTCACGACAGCTACGTCAGGGCTGGAAGCACTCCGGACAGATCAGCAAGAACACTCGGAGCATCACGCCATACCTGGCCGGTCATCGCGATGTACCGGCGGTCCCCGTACACCTCAAGACCCGTGCCCTCAGGCATTGCCACCCGGCGCCCCTGGGCCAGACCGCCGCGGCCCCAGACGTGCAGGCCGGTTCCGGACTGGCTCAGTTCGATGAAGGTCTCCGGCAGTTGAGCGAGCAATTCGGCTGCCCAGCCGGCCAGCACGCCTTCGTCTGAGATGACGTGGTCCAAGTCGATGCACACGATGTCGTCGGCCACCGTCAGGACGTAGCCAACGCCGCTTCCGATCGTGCTCCGTGAAGCTGTCGCATAGTCAGACCACGAGGACGGATCCGTGACCGAAGCGAACCGGGCGTCGGTGCGAAGGGGGATCTTCCGACCGTCCCAGCGCACCCAGCGGGGCCGTCGGCGCATCTCGGCGGGAATCGGATCTACGGCAGCCCGTTCCCTGCGCCGAGTCCGGTACGCCTTTGCCTCACAGGACCGCGAGCACTGTCGGCGGTCCGACCGGTGCATCGTCGGCAGCGGACCGCCGCAGACCGTGCAGGTGTGAGTCGACATGCCATGAGTCTACCAATCGCGGCGTGTAGGCTACAAGCCTTTGACCTGCATAGATGAGGCAAATGAAGGCTGGTCTTGGAAGCCACGGTCTAGACCACCATGACATCGCCGCAGGTCACAGATCCCCAGACCCGTCGGCGGCCGTCGCGTGT